CTATGTCAACCGGGGTGCGGTCAACAAATGGAAGAACGAGATTAACGGCCGGACCTACTACGACAAGCAGGAGCTCTTGAAGCTACTAGGGAGTAGGCTACCCCAGACCAGGGAAGTAGTAGTCTACTGCCGGGCGGCGGGAATTCCGGATCAGGGCGCGGCCGGTGTCTCGTCCCGAACCCGGCTACAGGCTCAGCAGGACCGGGTGCTAGCCTACTGTACGGCGGCTGGAATCCGGGTAGACCAGGTAATTGCGGAGGTCGGTAAGGCTGGTAGTCTAGTCGGCAGAAGTGGGCTAGACAAGATCTTTGATCTAGTGTTACGCAAGCAGATAAGCATGGTTGTTGTTGAAACCCCGGACCGCCTGGCCAGGTTTGCGGGTGCCGAGATTCTAGAGAGATTCCTAACCTGGCACGGTGTTGAACTACATGTTATACAAAAAACCCTGTACCAGGAAGAGTACAGGGCAGAGTTAAAAGAAGACTTAAGCTACCTGATTATGGGGTCGCAGGCTCTACTTGGGGGTCAGCCGGTTGCGCCTCAATAGGTAAGACATAGATTCCCGCATCCCTTCTGCCCCATTCACGTAAGAGCACCGCTGCTTTAGAGTTAGCTTCATTCTCGATTTCGCTACCGTCCGCTCCGTCCAAGCCTTGGCCTAGCTCGCGCTGGCGCCAGTGTACCAACTCATGGGCTAGCGTGCGGTACCAGTCTGCAGGTACCCGACTACCGCGTAACACCCAGATCAGGTTATCTGCTGGACTATAGTAACCCATAGCCCGGTGTTCTTGCGCCTTACGGTGGTCATCGCCTATCCTGATATTGGGACTTGTTTGGATCTCTAATTCTGCAATACAGAACCGGACAAAACTAATGTCTGATGTAGAAGCTTGTTTCATATTGTTATTTATATTCGGGGCGAGTGGAGTACTATGTGACGAAAATCCCCATGGCCTGGGGCCGCATCCAGAAGCCTCTCCGGGACGGCACGGGTTTGGGTCATAGGTAATCTAAACTAACCCCAAAAAGGGGTCCCTGTAGAGGACCCCTTTCTTTTATAATACTTATTAAGTTTTAGATTTGGGCTAAGCCAGCATGCTCTAAATCCCATGTCTTAGCGAATAGATTACCACCTGCTACTTTAAAACCTTTTGAGTTCTTAAGGTCAAAAATGGTATCGTGACTTCCAATCCAGGTTAACTCGTTAACAACATCCCAAACAGTAGCATCAGTTTTGATAAACTTCTTTTGAGCATCAGTTAAGCTTAGTGGATTGTGGCCGGCACGGAAGATACGTTTGGTAGCTGCATCGTATTCTGGGAAGAACTGCTGTTCTGCACCTTTTACCAACTTGCCTTTCATATCGAAATCTTTCTCGCCGATTGCACCAGTTACTGAGTATAATGCTTTCTCAACTTCCGCATAGCTTGCTTTGGTTACCATTGCACGTTCCAATCTGTCTTGGAAAGTACGTGGTACAAATCCTGCTTTGGCCCAACCATTCATTTGCTCTAGCAATTTACGGAAGGCTTCGTCGCCGTTACCAAATTCAAATGCGGTATTTAGGTTACGAGCAACTGCACCGTTTGCGCAGGCAAGACGATAGAAGAAATCGTCAACTCGACTTGAAGTAGCACCATTTACTAGGGAGATCCCAAAACGGAACACCTCGTCCTTACCGATTTTCTCATAACCAACTTGGCTGCCGTGAATAAGATTAATACTTACTCCACCTGGCCCAGTACGGTCAATTGACTCGATATGCATGTCCGGAATTTCATTTAGGATGGTGTCAGCCGTTGCGAATAGGGTATCGTTAGATAACCTGTGGTATTTGTCAGCTCGCACGATATTAGTAACCTGATGGCTTGAACTGTCGCCTACCAATAAGAACTCTTTACCTCCATCGCGGGTTTCAGAATAGGCTTTTACTGACTGTAATAATTTGGTCTCGATCTCCTTGTCTCCGCCCTTAGACATTTTGGTAATTAACCCAGTATTTAGGTTTACCATTTGGCCTAGACGATTGAAGAACTTATCTGACACTGGAACTCTTGAGCCTTCAATCTCAATTGAGTTGTGTTTAATTGAATTATCGTTCAAGATAATATCAGAGAGTTTTACTCGTTTAACTAACGGATCTAATCCTGAAAGTTCTTCTTTGGCTTGGTTGAATTGCGATTGATTTATCATATTTGTTTTTTATTTTATAAGATTAATATACTAAAAATTTGGCACTAGTTTCCGACTACTCGGCTTCAGCTTCAGTAGGTTCCTCATCAGTTCTTGGACGTTTAACACTTAAGAAAAGATCGTTGAACTGGCCCTCTAACTGTTGGCGGCGTTCTGACTCCTGACCTGCAAGTTCAGCAACAACATTCTCTTGTCTCCATGAGTCCTTGTCCCATTGAACCTCTCCGTTTACTAGGGAGTAATAAAGGCGCTTACCTACCAAGCTACCTCCACGGCGGTTCTTTGTAAACTCGGCGTATCGGCGACCGCTCTCGTCCTTGCGGATTTCCATCATACTTGTGGTAGCATGTTTTAAGTAGGTTGAACCTACATACTGACCGCCTTTGGTCATGTGTTGAATTGCAAAGATTGCTTTTCCTTTCTTGTCAGCTGCTTCAATAATAAGATTGGTTAACCAAGTCTCAGCCTTTGTACTCTTCCAGCCTAGTACATCTTTGAGTTTAACAATAATATCCTGGTGAGAGTCAATTAGGATTACGTCATAGTCGCCGTTGATTGCTTTTTCCAAGGTCTTATCGAAGCGACCCATTAGATAATCCATAATCAAGAGGGTTGGGATTGTCTCGATGATTGGCATTTTTCTGTAATAGAAGTAAAGATCGTTACGGGTCATTTCACTAGAAATATAGAGCACCTTTGCATCAGGTTGCTGCTGCTTAATCTTAGCTAAGAGGTCTAGGGTAATAGTTGACTTACCAACTCCTGACTCTCCAATAACTATATTAGCTGTACCTGCAAAGACTCCGCCTTCTTCGTCATGGTCTGACATTAACTGGTCGAACACGGTACCTGTGGTAAACTTCTTGAAGTCAGGGAATTGCATTGACCCAATCTCGAAGATCTCTGGCTCGTCGCTTAGTGTTACTACGGAGTCCGCCTGGTCTTGTGAGGTTGGGCGCGCTATTGTACTTTGACCTGATGCCGGGACTAGGGAGTCGCCGGTCTCAAAGCGTAGTTTCTTAACTACTCCATTAAATAATCCATAGGATATACCAGTTGAGTCCTGGTCTTGCGTCATGAACTGCGTGTACAGTTGTTGTACGGTTAAGTTAGGAACTCGACCGTTATGGTGGTTCTCAAAAAAGTCTCTGACTGTGATTTCTTTTTTACCGATTTTCTCTTGCATAAGTTTGATTGTTGATTGGTTAATTATTACTAATGTACTACAGTTTTATCTATTTTGGCTTTAGTCTTCAGCCGCCCCGTCGAAGTAGAGAAAGTCTACTACCTCTGCGCATTCGAACATTCCATGATCCTCGAACATTGTGTAGGCTCCGTCAGCGTCTGACATTGCCACAACTTCCATTGCTTGATAAACTGCATCTTCTCCCCATCGGGCGATTGCTTCATTGATTGCTTCTTGTGTTGCCATGTGATTTTGGTTTAGGGGGTTAGTCGTTAATAAAGAATTGTGTTTCTACTTTAGCACTGCGCCAATCGCCCGCTAGAAGATCCCAGAAGGTGATAACGCTTGGTGGGGTTTCACGTACTCCTTGTGGATGTTTGTCCGCCGGAACATGCGCAAGTTTGGTTGTACCATGTACCTCTCTGAGGCTGCCGTCTTTCTTTACAAAAAAGAATTTTACGATACGCTGATTTAACTCTGTCCTGAGGAGTTGAGCGTTGATGGGCTGCATTGAATTTGTCATACTTTATTTTTTTAGATTGTTAATTGATAAAGCAAATATAACAAATAGGTTTGACACTAAAAAATTATTTGTGAATTATTTTTAAAAATAGTTATTAACAATCGTATGTTAACAACTGCCTAGGTCTGGTGCAGGTCGGAGTATACCTCCCGCTTCCTTGTTCCGAACCGTCCAGTCAGTGTTTGATTGACAGAGTAAAAATACCAAAAAAAACCCAGACTAAAAAATCTGGGTCCTATTATTTTTGAAGAAGTTATTAACAATTTAGTGTTGAGGTATCTCAATCTCTTCCTCTCCAATCTTGACGGTCTGTCCGATTAGGTCTCGACTGCTTGCCGCTTTGGCATGGCCGCGGTGGTCATGGTAATCCAAGTCGATATCGACCTGTGGGTCTGACAGTATTCTTGCCATTTCCGCTGGGTCTTTGATACAGGTTTCAGTACCGTTTTGTTCGAGGTATAGTCTTACGATCTCATTCATGATTAGGTGCTTTTTGGTTATTTAACACGGAGAAAAAAGAATCTCTTAACTGAGATTCTCTAGTTGCTGCTTTTGAGCTGGAGTTAGGGACTCAATTCCATTTTGACTTATGAGGTCCAGGATTTCGTCCATCGTTAAAGCATTATCTTCCTTAGCTGGTTCACCATCATTTGGAAAAGCCTTTGTGATTGCGTCCATGAGAGGTTGAGGTAGTGCTAATTGTGCACGATCAGATAGGATAAAGAATACACCAGTTGCCTGGACTGACTCTCTTACCTCGTCTACTGATGACTCAGTATTGAAGATTGATAGTATTGCACCAGGAATTGGTACTGCTACTGCTTTGCCAATGATATGCGGAGCTAATGCTTGCGATACGATTGGACTTGGGGTTTGGCCGAAGCGAATTAAAGCGAATGTTGTCATGATTTGTTTTTTAGATTGTTAATTGATAAAGCAAATATAACAAATCTATTTGACACTAAAAAACTTTTATTAAACTATTTTCCCAAAAGTTATTAACAAAGTTATTAATGCGGAGCTTCTCCCAAAGTAGTAGTGGTAGTTGTTGGAGCAACAGTTGTAGTTGTAACAGTTGGAGTCTCGTTTATTGTTACGATTCCAGTTCCAGAATTCATGGCAGTCTCGAGCTGGCCTAGCTTAATTAAGGCTTCAGTTGAAGACTGTAATTGTAGTGTTACAACAATCAAGCCTTGCAACACAATATCTAGTTTGTTTGCTCCAACCTGATATTCAATCTTTATTACTGAAGCTGGCGTAAACTCTCGAATTGAGGTTGAGGTTACAATTTTAATTAATGAAGCTGCCATATTAGTCTTTTATTTTAAATTGAGCAATGACTGCTACAATTACTAGGATTCCTGCGATTATACACATAGTCTTATTTGTTAATGGGTTTATGGTCAATTTCTTCTATCATCTTCTTGAGACTTGCACATTTCTCAAATTCTTCCTGTTTTTCAAAATGTTTTATCATGCTCCAAACTGCTTGAGATTTCTCTTCAATTGGGCTTGTATCGTAAAGAGCATCTTTAAACTCGCCGGTTAGGGCTTCATAAAGTCTATTCATGAAGGCATCGTAATCGGTCTGTCTAAGATGGATTAGATCCAATAATATTCGCGAGTATTGATTTAAGTCTGCCATGGTTTCTATTATTTATTTTCATATTTCTGCTAGTATTATTATACCTAATTGGGGTCAAAAGATTTTAGTCATTAATGAATAGAAACTTGAAGCTCTTTCCATTTTCCTGGTTAAAACCGCGGTACCACCAGCCTGCAATGTCTTCGCCGCCGTCGCTAGAGTCAACTGCGGTTCGGGTCATTCGAATCTGCTTGCCGGTTTTTGGATTCCGAACATAAATCGGAGTTGCTTTAAAACACAGGTCAGTTATTTCAAACCGAGTCTGCTCTAGAGAAGAGAGCTCAGCCACAAAGGTAGAGTCTTCTTTATTGAAGCTAATTGCTGGATGGTTGATTTCTATTATCATGATCTAGTTTTTTAAATGTTTTTAATTTTGCAGCTCCATGGATGTCAATAAACTCTTGAATAGGAATAATCTCTATTTCTGAATCGTCAATCCATAGGATTTCTACGAATTCATTATTTATAATGCTTAAGATTTTCATAGGATATTGGATTAAGAATTAATAATATCATCTATTTGTTTCTGTACACCATCCGCCCATCGATCGTATTTTGCAGCATTATCCAAATCGTTCTGGGTTCCTGTTGCATTTCGGAAGAAGTCGGCAGTTTGTTTAAAATACTCTAGTTGTTTGAGTAATTTCTTTGGGGCAGTCTTTGGCTTTTTCATTGTCTATTGGGGTTAATTGATTAATATAGAGCAAATATAACAAAAAATCCCCAAACAAAAAAATGGTTGGGGATCTTTTTTTTAAAAGTTATTAACAGTTTTCTATTTTAGAAACCTTTAAACATTCCTGGAATTCTTCCTCATCTAGAATATCGTCGTCTTCAATAACTAATTTCTTCAATGTGGCTTGACGAATTGCATCGTATAGTTTAAGTCTGTCTACTTTACCCTTGAATGGGTCTCCTTCCGAGAATAGAATATCAACCGCCATTTCGGCCATTGTGCTTGCGTGAGTTAGCGTTTGCATACAACCTCCTTTCTCATTTGAGCTCTAGCAACTTTAAGAGAACGATTAACTTCCGCTGGAGTTTTACCGACTTGAGCAGCAATTTCTTTTGTAGATAAGCCATCGCCTACTAGACCATAGAATAATTCTACAATTTCTCTATCGGTTACCTTTAACTTACCGAGTAATCGATTAATAAACTGTGTAGTTTCCTGTGATTCAAACGGATCAACTGCTTCTGTTCTTAAGATAAGATCACCTAGCGTATTGTCTCCATCCTCGCCGATTGGGCGATCTAGTGCAATATTGGTTAGGTTAATTGATTCACCTAGCATCTTCTGTTTGTATATTGCATATTCCTGATTTACCGGAATCCTAACGGTTCTTCCATACTCGCAAAGAGAAAGATTTAGTCTCTTGCGAATCCAGAACTGGGCATAGGTTATAAACTTTACATTCTTATCTGCTGTAAACTTGCGAGCAGCTTCGATAAGACCAGCATTACCTTCTTGAATTAAGTCTTCAATTGATAAGCCCATACCAATAAACTTATTGGCAAGAGTTACAACGAACTTAAGGTTGGCCGTAACCAGGATATTAACGGCAGTCTCGTCTCCAGCCTGAATCCGTCTAGCAAGCTTAAGCTCTTCTTCTTTACTGATTGGTTTAGAATTTCTATCTAAACTTTTAAAATACTGTGGCAGTCCAGCTGCTGTTTCAAATCTCTTATTACTCATGATTGATTGGTTTTAGGGGGTTGATTGTAAATATAATAAATTATTTTGACACGGAAAAATTTATTTTTATAATAGTTCAGCGAGTGGTGTTAAATTACGGATATCCCTATGACCGTCTACCATGTACCATTCTCCTTCAAGGGTATATACATATCCGTATTCTTCAACGTCTGACCTGTTGAATACTGCTAGGCCAGCATCTAGTCTGGGACTACGGAGATCCTCTTCTCTGTCTCGGTGGTCGGCGACAGTTACTCCTTTTTCGCGTTCTCCATCAAACGAATGTGGTACACCTGGGGTTGGGGCTGTTCGGGCTCCCAAGATACTAAGATCGCCTAGCGCGATTAGTTCTTCAACTTTGTTTCTGTCCTGATAGAAAGACATTAAGGTTTGACCGACTCCTTCTGGGTAGCCGTCACTGTGACAGTAAATACTTGATACTGTCTTGTCTGAATTTTCGATTGCGATTCTGCTTCTTGTTGCCATGATTGATTTTTTTTTTAAGGGTTGATTAATAATTGATAAAGCAAATATAAGTAATTAAGTTGACACTAAAAAATAAAGTTATTAACAATTTGGGACTAGGGAGAACCGGCCAAAGCCGGTTCCGGCTAGCCGAATATTACGTCTTCAAAGAATACTGTCTGTAACACTACATCAGATGTTACTGCATCCCCGTCTTCGTTTATCATATCCATTAAGTGTCTGATTGGAGTTTTAGAAACTCGCTCGTGGACGTCCTTGATAGAAATAGAACGAGTATATTCTCCGTCGCATTCATGATCGACCATTGTAAGTTCCTTGCCGTCTTTCAAGAGTCTAAGTAAAACATCTTCGTAACAGATTTGGGTTCCAGGATTTTCTTTCTTCAAGGCACTAGAAGCTCGCTCATAGTCCTGTTTAAAAAAGTCTAATTCGATTCCATATCCTTGTACATAGCCTAGCGCGTTGCAAAGAGCGGTATGAAATATTTCTTCTGATTCGGTTGTGGTTAATTTGATTTCCATAATTGATAAGGTTTTTAGGGGTTGGTTAAATTAGGTTAGTTTATTCAGAATCAAAATCCATGTATTCGATAAATGCTTCAGCTGTTGCAGTGATTGCCTCTTCTGCTTCAGAGCCGGATAATTGATTACCTAAAATATCTTCTAGGATTTGGGTGTCTGAAAAACCTGCTTCGCGAAGTTCTTCTAATTTTTGGTAGGCGATTTGTCTGCTTGTCATAATTTATTTTTTTAGATTGGTTTAGAATACAAATATAACAAATAGGTTTGACACTAAAAAATTATTTCACAATTATTTTCAAAAAAGTTATTAACAATTAAATTGAGATTAGGGTCTGTATAATTGACTCTAATAAATTTAAGACTGAAATAATAATTTCTCCAACGAGTCTAAACTTAATTATTAATAGTATTACGATTGCGACAGTTATGATTTTCTTTATCATGAGATTTGGGGTTTAGATTGATTTAAAATAATTGAGTAGTATCGCTTACGCCGATTGGGCGATTAGTATAATGAGGTCCATCCATATCGATTACCTCGCAACGACCCTGCATACCATCCTCTTTTTTATATGAGGTTAATAATCTTTTAGCTTCCGCTATTGAATGGGCAACCACTGTGCCTTGCCAAGACCATTGGTCTTTTGGATTTATAATGCCGGCCGCATAAACTTTTTTAATTTTAACTTCCTGTTTCATAATTAATTTTTTAGATTGGTTTAGAATACAAACCTAACAAAAAATCCCCAAACAAAAAAATGTTTAGGGAATCTTTTTTCAAAAGTTATTAACAATTACCAGGTCGGTCTAATTCTTTTATACTGTGAATCTCTTCCAGTATAATTTGGGTCAAAGTAAGTTAGTTTATCTTTATGGGTTCGGCGGATTCTAGTGAGAGCCGTGCTAACTCGTTGTCTAATAGTTTCCGGACTACACTCAAATCGGTCAGCAAGGCTTTTATAACTTTGAGGTTCCGAGCCGTTGAGCCCATAGATCAAGTTAATCCATTCCCGGGTTTCGGAGTTTATACCGTAAAGCATAGCCTCTATTACTCTAGACTTTTCTTCCCGGTATAATTCGGAATCCGTTAGATCCGTAGATTGCAATCTGTCTGAAAATTTCTCCTCGGAATCCTCACCGATTGGATCGTCTATTCTTTTCTCAAAACTACTAATACCCTTAAGTTCTGAAATAACTCGAGCCGAGACCTTCATTTTATTTTCCATCTTTGGATGGACCTCCGCTGCTTCCAATAATTCTTCAACTGATACTGGTCTACCGTGCTTGATTTCCAGATCGTTCTCGATCTCGTTAAGCGTATTCATAGTGTATCTTGCATTAACTGGAACCCGGATTACCTTAATGTGATCGTTGATTGCTTCTATTATTGTCTGCTTGATCCACCATACTGCATATGATATAAACTTGTTACCGGTTTCCGGGTCAAAACGGCGGACCGCTTTGGCTAGCCCAACATTACCCTCGCTTATCAAGTCTTCTAGAGTCAAGCTACCTTGTTGCACAACGTTCTGATATTTCTTTGCGACAGTTACAACAAACAGAAGGTTATGTTTTATAATCTTATCCACCGCGCTCTCGTCGCCAGCCTTGATTCGTGCAAAGGTTTCAAGCTCTTCTTCCCGGCTTAGGGGTCTGTTTTTACCAATCTCGTTTACGTACTTATCATAGCCCTCTTTGTTTTCGGCTAGCGTTCTTACAACGTCTTTTGAATTTATCTGTTTCATATTATCTTGTATTTAACTTTGGCTCTTAATACCTGGAAAGGGAACCTGTTAGGGTTCCCAGTCCTGGATCAATCAACCAAACCAATCAAATTTAGTTTCTTATTTAAGGTTATATTACCCATTAGTTGAGATTCCTAGCCCACTAAGTAAATCTTTTAATACGTCAACTGGCGCTTGTTCCACTCTTATCCGGTTGCTTGTTTCTCTAATTACCCCTTCTAGAATGTCTGCACCGCCCGGTGTTTCTACTGCGCCAATCGCGGCAAGCAAGGTCTTGCCTAACATTAAAATATCCGGCTGGTCTTTACGGATTCCGCCGATTACTAGACTTTGAGCTAAGTCAGTTAAGTCTGTAATAATCTTTTTCTTTTCTAATTCTCTTGCGTCCATATCCTTTATATCTAGTTGGTTATAATATTATCTTACCCAAATATCTTAATAATAATTACACTAATTAAGATTCCTATTATTGCTATACTTACTAATTTGGCAGAGAATTCTGGTTGATCAGGTCTCTTGCCCTGGTTATCGTGTCTCATCTCTTTGGTCTTTAATAATAATTATACTATACCAAAAAAGCGCAGCTGACTGGCCGCGCTTTTTTATAATGAAGGATTACTTGTACCTTAGTCTTCCACTGGAATTAATGAGTCACACTCTCCAGAAATATAGAACAAGTTCTGCACTGCGCAACTTATATCTGAACCGCGATAGACCTCATAACCGTCTCGAGCTTTGATCTCTCTATTTCGTGTAGCAACAACTTCTTCTAATGTTGCATAGTGTTTCTTCTTTAAGAGTTTTTTCCAGAACGCCATGTTCTTGGACTGGACTGCGAGCCCTTGTTTTACTGTGAATTCTTTTTTTGCCATGATTGATTTGGTTTTAGGGTTTGGTTATCCGCAGTATACGGGTTTTCCGCAACTGCTACATTTTACAAGTTTAGTTCCGCTTACGTGACGTACTGCAACATAAGTTTTTTCGTGAGAGCAGGGTTTTTCTGATTGCTTATTCATAATACAAATATACAAAGAATACTTGACACTAAAAAATAAAGTTATTAACAATTTCTATAATACCTTGACCACCTGACATTGTACAAAACCTGTGCTTACGGTTCTGACTGGTTTACTAACGATCTTATTCTCGACCAAGAACTTTAGGATTCCTTCGTTCTCTGAATAATCTTTTATTACCGTTTCTCCTTCTTCCAAACTTGCTTCCGGTATATTTACCGTAGCTACTAGAAGGTCTTCGCCAAACGTTGCATCTACAACCGTAATTGCAGTTCTTCCGTTTCCATGGTATTTACCAAACTCAAGTGTTACTTGATATTCTTCTTCTCCGAGCACTAATTTATATTCTTGCATAGTTGATTTGTTTTAGGGTTGATTAATGATTAATTAGGTATAACAATGGGACTAGGGAGTCTTGTGCCCGTTGAGCTTATATACCCTTATCCAAAACTCGTTGAAGCTTAGGGTCTCATCAGGTAAAACTGTGCTCTGTAGCCGTGGACCTCCGCCGTACGCTAAGTTTACTGGGGTTCCAGCCGTCTGGTGGAGACCGGCTAAGCGTTCGATAAATGATTTAATAATCTTCTTCATGGTTGATTGGATTTAAGGGTTAATTAATCTTGAATTGGGGCAAACATTTTCTGGCCAGTAGTAATAAATTTATCGTACGCGGCCGCGCCCATTGACTCTTTAAGTTTCTGCTTTAAGGCATTTAACTCTTTTACTTTCTCAAAAGACTCGAGCCATTTGTTGGCGTCCATTAGTTCTTTAACTTGCCAATTGGTGTCTAACACCTGGCTGAAAATTAGCGATTGTTCTTCTGTCATGTTTGGTTGGTTTAGATTGGTTAATACAAATATACAAATAATAATTGACACGGAAAAATAAAGTTATTAACAACTGGGACTAGGGAGACCGAACCGGCCGAGTCTAAATAGACTCGACTGGTGTAAAGATTTCTTCAATTCGGATATTCTCTCTTTGTGCTGCGGCTACCATTCTCTCCAAGCATACTGGGCCAAGAGCTGTGTGGATAGATTCCGGATGGGTAAGCGGTAGTCCGCATTTGCAACATCTACCTTCGTGGAAGAGTCCAACTCGACCGCGTAAGATTTCAGGATTCTTGATTGCGGCTACGATCCAGTTGAGAGCACGGGCTAGGCGAGAGTCCGGCTGAACTCCGCGACCAAGTTTGGTTCCCATATCCTCCGCGAACAGGGTACCTGCAAAATCCATGCCGGTACGACCGTCTTGCAAGAGAGAAATATACACGTAGAAAATTGGCAACAGTTTCTTGCGATCCTGCTTGTCGCGCAACTGCTTGATTTTAACTGTCATGTGGCTGCCTTCGGCAAGGTTACGGAAGGTAAGCACCGCTCTGCCCGCTAAGGCAAGTTTTGGAAGAGCGAGTGGATTAAGGTTCGGACGGGGAATTGACTGGTTTCTCATAGTTGATTTTTTAGATTGGTTTGATAGAGTAAATATAACAAATAGGTTTGACACCAAAAAATTTTTAGTGAATTATTTTTGCGAAAAGTTATTAACAATTTGGGTACCACATAGGTCGGAGTCTACCGCCCGTTCCGCAAAGGGTAACGTCCAACCGGTGCAAGGTTGCGGGCGGCTAGGCCTCGGGACCGATTAGGTCCCAAGCGCTTTCGCCGGTTGGTTTGCCGTCGCGTAGAATTTCGTAATTTGGATCTACACCGCTCTCGAGGATATCGTCCAATAATTCCTGCACCGTGCGGAAACTTTTCTGGTAGTAACTACAATTTAATGACCACAACATATTTTATCAGGTTTTAGAATACAAATATAACAAAAAATCCCCAACTAAAAAAATAGTTAGGGACCTTTTTTAAAAAAGATTCGGTTAAGAGTTATCTACGTTTACATTTAGCTAGGATAAAATCTTCAGCCCATTGTCCGCTTGCCCAGGCCTGCTTGACCTCGAGTTCGGTGTAGGAAAAATTATGTCTCTTTGCCCAGTCCTGTACCATTTGTAGATAGGTCCAAAATTCTTTTCCTGGATCTGGTTCTGCTCGTCTAGACTTGTCTATTCGGTCCTGTACCTTGTCTTCTGTTCCGCCTTTGCGTCCGCCTTTTCCCATGATATTATTTCTTATTTAAGTCTTTTGCGGATTTAGGTACCAGCAATTGGATTAGGAATACTAGACCCCAAGCCTGCAGTGCAGAAACCTGTGCAACACCAGTAAAAATTTCGGGTACCAACCAGTTCCAGAGCCACTTGACCGGAAAAGCCATTATTACTGAAGCAACTAATCCAATTGCAAGAGCTCCAAGTAGAGCACCAATCTGTTCTGTTCTATTTTTCATATTGTATTTTCTATTATATTTTATATCTTACCATAACCAAGGTTCTTCTCTTCTAGACCTGAGCAGAGCTTTAACCCTGCGGTAAAGAATCCGTTTTTCTACCAGAATCTTTTTTTTGCTCAGATCGGCTAAGATCCAGTTCCAGTCAATTAGACCTGGTCTGGATAAGGCAGTCTCAAGAGTTTGATCGATTATATCCTTTGGTCTGTCTAACATTCTTCTTCCTGTAATTTTTCCCAACCAAGTTCGGTTAGTCTAACGGTTATTTCATGCGCCCATTCAAACTCTTCCCGCACTATTGCCTCGTCCTTTGCGAGCTGCAAGGCTTCAACAACTCTGCTCTCTAAATACTCTTCTAATTCCGGATACCAGGATTCCTGGGTAAGACTTGACCTCTTAACTTCAGATTCCAGTCCGCGAATTGCCCATGCTATCCGGTGCCAGTCGCGGCCAGACTTCTCGAGAATCCTTAGGAATTCTGCAACCAAGGTTTGTAATAACATCTTCTACCTAAACTATATTTTACAGAAATCTTATACTCTATCCAGATACAAAGTTTAGATAGATTCCTTTTCTCTAGAGCAGGTTAGGTTAAGCTTAACTTGGTTTCGGCGGGGTCAACCAACTTTCGGCGGGGTACCTACCAACTAGACCAGCTCCAGCCTAGGCTAAGCTCGGCCTGTCTCTAGACCGACCGGCTACTAGCTAAGCCCAGCACCGGCCAGGAGCTGGCTAACTAGCAACTGGCCAGCCGGCTCCTGGCCTGCCACCGGGCTAGCTGCCCCGGGAGCAGCAAAAAGTGAACTACTCCCGGCCAGGAGCTGCCCCTGGGGACTGCCCTGGCGGTCACTACCGGAGCTGCCCCAGGCTCACAATATAGCAGCCCGGGGTGACTCCGGGAGGTGCCCCAGGAGTGACTTTGCTGACATAAAAAAAGTACTCCTGGAGGCCGGCCGCAGCACTTTACTTTTTTCCGGTTTCTCCACGGACCAGGATTCACCAGAAATCCAAATGTGCCCAAGAGCTATTTCAAGATTCTCCCCAGGCCCGGAGGCGGTTTCCTGGGCTCATTTGGGAGGTCACACTCTACCTGGAGCAAATTCTCCCCCGGGTTGGGGTCTACCTAATAGGCTAATAAATTAAATAAATCCGCGGAACAGGCTCCTATAAATAACCTCATGAAGAAGTATATTAGTCAATTTCATAATTTTGCACTAAATGAGTCTATTGGGCTTTCCGATGAGGCTCAACGGATTATTGATCAACTTGAGCTCTATCAATTAGGCCTTGCCAACGGTCTTAAACTAATCGAGGCAACCATTAAATACGGTATCCTAGAGATTGGGATAGATACTGGTAAATCCTTTATTAACTGGGCATTTTTTGGGGATTGGCCTTCTCCCATGGACCCGGAATGGGATACTTGGTCAGACCAGATTGCACGGGTCAAAGGGCTAGACACCAGAGCATACGGCTCAACCATTGATTTTGAGGCCAGTCGTAAAAATGAAAAATTAATCCTGGATTATCTTCTTACTGAATCGCGTCGACACGGAGCTGAGGTATTGCACGTTGTTAACCGCAATACCTGGTACCTCGTGGAAACCGGCGAAACTCTACCTCAATTAAATAAACTATAATCAAATGAAACAGTATATTAAACCATTCCACATTTTTGAAAATCTATATCAGGAATATGCTGATATGGCCGAACTTGGCCTAGCGGCTGCAACACCCGACCGCCAAATTGACGCGCATTACCCAGAAGACAAGGACTGGTTACGTGCCAGAAACCTAATAGACTCCGCAAACCCAGTAAGTAAATCGGTATCAATGTCTAAACTAATTACGGACAGGGCAAAATTGGTTCGCCGAGCAAAAGCAGTTGCAGCAACGCTTAAGCGGTTTAGACCCGATCTGCTAGGTGTAGTATTTGAACCCTTTGCAAAACGCATGGCAGAGATGGGATTTACTGAAAACCAAATTTATTGGACACTGGAAACCCGATGGCGATTTTAGCGGATAAAATTGGGCGTGCCTGCACCGCCACGGTTACCCCCTTGGGCGTGGCCGAGAAAAAAGAAAAAAAGAAAATGTTGAAACCATTCCAGGCTTGGATAACTGAAGCCTATACTGAAACAGCTGAAGCTGAGGTACTACAAGAATCCCTACAGTACCACCTAACCGCTGGCCTCTCGGTTTGCGAATCTATTTTTAGACCCGGTAGTCTTGCCCATCAGCGCTTAATTGTTGAGGCTCGCAGGGTTTGGCAGGCTGGAGAGATTGAATTATCCGGAGTTGATCGAGAACTATTTAGGGATACTGATCTTGGTCGAGTTGCCCAATTTGAGGGCCAGACTGTGCTACTTGACTTTCCAATTTTTGAGGCCGAGTATCAGGGTAAAACCGTTGAACTTGGTAAACCTCAACGCGGCGGAGCCAAGAAGTACCATGTCTATGTAAAGAATCCGGCCACTGGTAAAGTCAAGAAAATTGCATTTGGCGATGTTCACGGCGGGCTTACTGCAAAAGTAAGCAATCCGGCTGCTCGTAAAAGCTTTGCAGCCCGCCACCAGTGCCATCTTAAAACGGACCGCATGAGTGCAGGTTACTGGGCTTGCCGTATTAACCGTTATGCCCATCTTTGGGGCGGTAAAACTTACCCAGGTTTCTGGTAAAAAAAAGAATGAAGATGAATCTTAACGAGAAAAAAGTGACCAGCAAGTCAGGTCCATATTTTAAAGGTCTAGACTCAAAACAAAAGGCGAAGAAAGAGTCTCAAATGAAGCGTCAAGCCGAGATGAGCGATTCAGACTCATCAGCCTATAAACCAATGCCCGGTGATCTAGATAAATCTGGCAAATTCAAAGGCTCAAAGGTCAAGAGCCCGTTTACCAAGGAGGTAAACCGTGAAATGAATGAGACCCAAGTTTGGAGATTTGGGGAATGGGCAGAGATTAATGAATCAAGTTCAGCAGATACTTCACTAAAAGCAAAAGCCAAAAAATACGGCATGCCGTTTGGTATTCTTAAACAGGTGTTTAATCGAGGTATGGCTGCCTGGAAAACGGGTCATCGTCCAGGTCAGAGCCAGGTTGCCTGGGCCCATGCCAGAGTAAATTCATTTGTTACAAAGTCAAGTGGAACTTGGGGCAAGGCCGACAAGGATCTGGCACAAAGGGTCAGAAAATCAAAGAAAAAGTAGTCTACAACGATGCAACACGTATTATATTATAACGATTTTTTAATTACTGAAGCCAAAAAACCAAAGGGCTCGCCGGACTGGCATGACTCTGGTGCACCTGATGCAAATGGTAAATTCAAGACGCTTGGGGTCAAGGCCTTGGCCAGCTGGTTAATCAGAACCAGAAAAAGGAACATGCAAAAAATTACAGGCAGTATTAATCAGCAAATTGTGTTTAACCGTAAAAAGAATCCAACTTATGCAAAAAAGATGGAAAGCGTTAGAGCTGAAGTAAAACGCCAACTTGGTAAAAAGTAATAAATGATGCAACTTCCATTTCAAGAAACCCAAATTACTGGTGAAATCTCAGTCCGAAAATTCAGTGCCGAGCTTGATCGGGAAGAACTTACTTGGCACCGTGATGATGAAGATCGAGTGGTTGAATCGCTAGGCCAAACTGACTGGCTCATTCAATTTGAGAACTGTTTGCCTAGAGTGCTAACCAGCCCAGTCCTTATTCCAAAAGGCGAATGGCACCGATTGCTACAAGGCACTGGTGATCTAACTGTTCAAATCACAAAAAAAAGGGAACCATTAACTGATTCCCTTTAGGCTGTTGTGAGTTACTAAACTTATGCAACTACCTTGCGACCGCGTACTTTATCGTACATACGATTCACAATTTTAGTGTTTTGGTGACGGCCGTTTACTACTCCACTTACGTAAGTAGGGGTCACATTCAATTCAGCAGCAATTACCTGGTTATCTCCACGACGCTTGCGGCTAGTGATGATTTCCAATTTTTGTGGAATTGATAATTTTTTGTAGCTAGCACCTTTACGGCTATTAGTACTACGTGAAACAGTTGCAACTACTGGAGTTGATACTGACTTTGCTGCAACCTTAGTAGCAGACTTTGATGTTGTCTTTGACGTTTTCATCTTTTTTTGGTTTAATTTAAAAAATTATTACTTGAGTTTATAGTACCAACCTTTTTTAAATTTGGTCGACTCTAGATAAATAATCAAAATATCTCTTTAAAAATGGGACAAATTAAACCATTTAATCAATTTATACTCCAGGAATCTGAGGCTAATCTGGATCCAGATGATGATCTTAACCAGTTAAGGGATCTAGGTTTAGCTGACAAAGAACCTTTTGACAACCGTTTAGATAAAATGATTGATGAATGGGGCGGTGATCCTGAAGTTAATGCTGCAATTCGGGTACTAAAGAACAAAACCAATCAGTATATGGATAAATGGATAGACCTTGATAATTTGGAAGATTTAGCTGAATGGGATAGGTATACTGAAAGTCTATCTGACATAAGCGGAAATGACTTAGGTTGGATTGAATTTATCATAGTGGCTGATGTACTTTAAAACCCTGAAATATCAAATAGTACAAAAGATAAATAATACCTAGAAAATAATTACTCTATAATATAATGAAAAATCAATTAATTAAAAGCTATGCCAGTTGGATAAACGAGGCAACTGAAGCTTCTCCTTTATCTACTACTGCTCCAGCAGTTGATGGTATAGCATTCATTTCGTCCTCAACTAGTGCATCAAATATTACTGATCAATTAGCTGCAAATATTGGAATAAAAAAGGATATTGTCTATACATTAACAATGCAAAACATTGCATCATTAAGATTTATTGATACGGACGGTAGTAAATTTGGTGGAGCTGAGGCCAAAACTCGAATCACAATTAATTTAGATTCAACTCAAAAGACTGCAAAACCTGGAGACGATATGTTAGAGATCAACGGTCGAAAACTACTTGAAACAGGTACAATCTTTCTTAAAAAGGCTGACCTAACTGGACCAATCACAATAACTGCTTCAAATAATGGAATGCTTGCACTCGTTAGATTTGCAAATTCCCAAGCCGATATGGTTACTCGTTTTAAATTTTATCTTGGTAATTGTCAAAACTTTGTGCTTAAATTTACATTAGGCAATCCAGTAGCTGAAGCTGACGCAAGAGGTTTTAGTTATTATTGGGCAAAACCTGGCCAATTAGGCTCAATTTCAAATATGATTGCTGCAGCTATTTCAATTAATCTATTAAATGCGCTTGGAGTGCCGGATCATATTGCAAAAAATGACCCAGTAGCAGGTGACTATTTTACAAGATACGTTAATGGAAAGGACTCAGCTGCTGCAACTACCGCAATTGCGAATGGTGCGGCTAACTTCGTTAAAGGTAAACGTATGTTAGTCAATAATCCAATTCCGGATGTTGGTGCTGCCTGGACAGGATTAAGCTCTGCCGATTTTAAAATATTGATTTCGTACAACGAGAAGTCTCAAAAATTCAAGCTTTTACCTGAAGGTGTAAAACGATTAACCGCAGTATTCACCAAAATAGCAGAGGCAGTTTCTCCAACCAAATCTCCAGTTGAATTTGGAAATGACGGAGCTGCAGTTTTTGCAGGATATACTGATATTATTAAAAATGGACTTCTGTCTAAAGCTAGCGCCTATAATCTTAATGAATGGTTTGATAGAGTTCAAAGTGTTCAAACTTGGACAGGAGCCCCAAATGTTCCAGCTGGCGGCGGAACTGGTGGTAAAAAGCAGGGAGAAGGTCAAGTAGGCCGAGGTTAATAAACTAACAAACACTCACACATAAAAAAAAGGGACTCTAATGAGTCCCTTTTTGGTTAGGGTTGAGAAGTTTAAAAGTAAGAGTTACCGTCTACTAATTCAATATAGGTTAAGCCGCCTTTAGTGTAAATGTAGTACTTCACAAAAGGAATTGCAGTTTTTCCAACCTTTGCATCACTGCTACCTCCCATGCAAGTTTCATCATTAATTTGATTGCCTGCAAAAGTGTAAGTTGTATAACTGTAGTTTATTTTCTTATTGTCTAAAGAGTCCATTAACTCCTTTGGGTTATTGATCTTGATTGGAACTTGACCTTGATTGAAAGTTAAGCAACGGTCTTTAAGAAAGGCAACGGCTTGACGATCTTGTTCAGTTGAATTAGTTTGGGCGTTTGCAACCTGAAAGCTTACAGCGAAAATGATTGCGAAGATTAATTTTTTCATAACTTGATAGGTTTATAGTGTTTGTTAAATATATTATACTATTAAACCTAATAAACTTTCCATAATAAATAAAAAATATGAAAACTTTTAAATTTTTATCAGTAGCTGTAGTACTTGCTCTACTGCTATGTACTGGCTTTATTAAAGACCCTGCAACAATTAAATTAGAACCTAGTTTAATTAAGTTAGTGCCTAGTTCAATCAAGTTAGAGCACAAAGGTTACACTGCCTATTATAGTAAAACCCTACACTATCCATTAAAGGTTGAATGGTGGGATACTAAAGCCAGATTAGAGTGTCCAACTACTAAAGTTCCACGTAAGGATCAATTTGCACCGGACCCATTATTGCCAGATGAAACGGACTTAATGGATGATTATGTGGGTTCAGGTACTGATCGAGGTCATATGTGCCCAGCCGCAGACAATCAATGTAGTACTGAATTGCAAACTGAGTGTTTTTATTTCTCGAATATGGCTCCACAGTACCATTCGTTAAATGCTGGAGACTGGAAGAAACTTGAGATGAAAACTAGAGACCTTGCCATACAATACGATTCAGTAATGGTTTGGTGTGGCTCGACTGGTGAAGCTAAAAAAATAGGCTCAACCTCAGTACCTCTTAAATGTTGGAAGGTTTTATTTGTTAAAAAGACCAAGGTTTGGGAATATTATATTTTTAATAATACCCCAGACAAACCAGTTGGACTAGATCATTGGAAAGTTACAAAAGCTAAGATTGAGAAATTAACCGGATATACCTTTACCGTTAAGTAATATAGATCACTCACCAGATCACATTGGCCATCTTTTAATATCCTAGCTAATAGTAACCTAACTTAAATTCTAGGCCGTCTCAGATCACATTAAAAAAGCCGGAATTTCCAGCTTTTAGTGTTTATTAAGATTTTATAGTCTGATCCAACCTTTAAACCTCATAACTGCCTCATACAAAGCTTCGCTAAACTTAAATTCTTTTAAGAAGTCTGGAAAGTCTCTTTTATAACCCGACAAAAGTTCGTTGTACTTATCATTGGTCCATTGCCAATTAAATGTTAAAATATCAGGAGTCTTAAATCCAAAAAATTTAAGAACTTGTTTTTCTAGATTAACAGCTTCCTTTCCATTCCAGTTATGGCCAATTGCAATTATTCCAGCCTCTTTATCTTTTAATAAATTAGATTCTCCTAAACTCGTATGTCGATTTTCTAACCAAGTCAATCTTTCAATTAATTGAGTGTATACTGCATTCATTTTGCCCCAACGAATTGACCCAAAAAATATAATTATATCTGATTCAAAGATTGCATTGGCAACTTTATACATTTCATCTGACTTATTATTAACTGATGCCCAACATCTGATATTTCCAGTTGGATTCTTTTTACCGTCAACTAGGTTAGCCGCTTTAACTCCGCAGCCGTTTCCTTTTTTATTTGAAACGTTTCCCTCACATGAAAATATTTTTAGTTTGGAAACATTAATAACTTGACAATTATCAAGTCTAGTAGCCAATTCATCTGCAATAATAGAAGATTTTGGTAATTCTTTCTCGCCTTCCCATCTATTTGAGGTAGTTAAAAAAACAATTTTTTTGTTTTTTAAATAAGTATATAATGATTTTAATTGATTCATTATGTGCTAGGTTTGACTTGAGGTTTCTTAGTAAGACTGGCAACCTCTTTTTTAGTTTGATTTGTTGTATTCGTAATTGCAGCAATTGTAGTATTGGTTGCTTTAGCGGTTGCATAATTTTTAGCAGCGGCTTTTAATACAAGTTCTCCAGTTTCACCAGTTGATCCATGCGCACCTAATTTTAACGGATTAAGTTTTGCTAAAAATTGTAGAAATTTATTAATTGAGGCTGGAATACCCTGAGTTATTAAGGTACTTATCTTAGTAAGAGCTATTTCAATTGAGCCGAATTTACTTATAACCCATGCGCCTAATTCTGAATTTTTAAATTCTCGAATTTTTTGACCAACCCATTTGGCAATATCGCTAACCATTCCAAGCAGAGTTTTAAGTTTAGCTGAAACTTCGGGAGCAGCAGCTTTTGCTAATTTAAAAGCAGTTGGATTAGATAGACCCTCAGTAAATGCAGCCATTACAATTTTAATTTCAGCCTTTAGTGCAACTGCCAGTGCTTGAGCTCCACTAATTGCCACAACTGAGGCTAGAGTTATTAAACCTTGCATATTTAAAGAAACCTTTTCAGCTTCAGTATTTGCAAAACTTGCCTGAATTGAATAGGAAATAGCATGAATTATATCAATAACACTGCCTGATCCTGGAACTACAGTATCTGATATTGCACTAATCACATCAACTCCAAGATGAGCTAAATCGTCCCATTCCCAATCTTCATTAAGTTCACGTTCTCGATTGTTTGTCCAATCGCTATATTCTAATAAGTACTGCATTAAAATCCTTCAACATTAGGTAGCCCGCTGCCCGGTTCAGCGTCATGATTCCGAGGTTCAAATTCATGATCGGTCATTTGATCTTCTGAATATTCTTCCTCTTCTTCAGGTTCACGATGTTCTTTACAGTCTGAGCAAATTCCGCCTTGCATGATTGGTGCACCGCAACAATTTGATTTGCCAGTTTCGTATGCATCATATGGATGCCAGCTTTCGTTAAGAAAATCGTTAAAATTCTTTATAATTGACATAGTTAGATAGTTATTTTATGGTTCAACGTCTTCATCATCTTCAATACCAAGAGCCATTGAGTTAAATTTATTCCAAGCAGTAATTGCAGCTTTCATTGTTTTATTAAGCTCAATTAAAGAGGTCTTTAGCTCTTCAACTTTTGTTTTATCAGCTTCTTCAACTGGGTTTTTACGAATGTCTTCTGGAATTTCCAAGAATTCTCCCTGTTTTTCTTTAAATGCTTTAATTGCTTCTCTGCGCGCTTTATCTAAATTTTGATATTCTTCAATTTCAGACTCAGCTGATACGATTTCTGGCTCAGATGGAATTTCTGGAGTAGTTGCGGCTGGCGTTTCAGTTGTAACCGGCAAAGCTGCTGCATCCGTTGCTGCAGGTACTTCTGGAGTAGCGGTTGGCACCTGTTCGTTTGCTTCAACTTTTTCAGATTCTTCAATCCATTGTTGATATTTATGAATCATTGTTATTGATTTTCTTATTATTTATCTACGCTAGGGATAAATAAAACAGAATGGCAACGATTGTAAACTTTAATACATGGGTATCTGAAAATATCGAGCATCCAAGACCTCTTAAGCAATTAGGCGATCTTGGTATTAATCGTAAATTTGGTAGAAACCCTCATACTGGTGACAAATATGAAACTGAACTGTTTCCAATGTTCCGTAGGTTAAAGCCTAGAATAGCCGCACTACCTAAGAAACCAACGCTAGAAGAATGGTTCGCAATGATGCAGAACTCAGATAATCAATTTTATTCAATGGTACAGGCGGATACTCTAGCTCAACCTGATGTACGAGAGTTATGGAGAGACCTAACCGGTCAACGCGCTTCAAAGATGAAACGCTATAATTTATCAGAAGGAGCAGAGCCTACTGCCTGGAAAAGTAAACTTGATCTAGACTGGACGGTTATAGCCCTTTGGCCAGAGGATTCTCTATATAAAGATTGTGCAAAGATTTTTAACTATTTAGGAATTGCATTTGCAGATCTTTCCTCAAAAACTATCTATATTGACGGAGTAATAATTGAGAGTCAAAACTTAACAAGTGATCACATACTTGCAATTGAGGCTCACGAAATAGCGCATTTTGAATTGGATCACTCTGCCTCTAAATACGATAGAGCAAATCAATACGATGAACGTCAAGAAATGGAAGCTGACTGGTTTGGTATTAGACTGCTTAAACTAAAAAATGAAATAAATGCAGCTGACCTTTTAGAAGATCGGTATGAACTATATTATAACGAGCCTTCCTCTACTCTTGAAAAGACTGACGATCTTGAGACAATTCTTAATAATTACGTCAACTAAAAAAATATAAAATAAAATGAAAATTTCGAAAATCGGAGATGTTAAACGTTTTTCATTTGGTGAAATGACATCAAATGATAATGGCAAAACGTCAGGTACGTCAGTTGCTGGTCTTTATATTATCTTTATTGGGGGCTTATGCTTTCTATTAGGCTGCATTGACAAACTATGGATTACTAAGTCAATTGATGTTATTACACAAGCAATAACATTTACCTTAATTGGAGCCACTCTACTTGGTGTTAAAAACGTTATGAATGGTAAAAAACCAGCAGCAACAGATTTAGTAGAGGCACCGGCTGACTCAACTTCGCCAGAACAACTTAATTCATAATTAAAGTTAACTTAACAAAAAATAGCCCTAATAGGGCTATTTTTTTGCTTAGTCGATATCGTCTTGTCGACCATTTGTTATTTCCTTATAGTATTCCCAAAGTTCTTGGCAACCCTCATAATTTTCTTTATATTCTAAATATCCAATAACGGCAAGAACCTCCTTCCAATAGCTTGAGGTAACACCTTTACGGTCAATATCTTTATACTTCTTGATCCATAGTTCTTCGTTTTCTATATAATCTCGCACCATCTTCATACTCAATTTTTCGACGAGGACTTACCTCTATAGTATATTTAACGTCGACCTCAAGTAATTCTTTAAGGCACTCAACAAAATCGCTGGTATGTAAACTTAAGACTGAATTATAGTCATCTTCGCGATATCCACCAAATAGAGCACATGATATAGGTAATGGTCTTCCTAATAATCTATCCATTTCTTTTACCCATTTCCAAAAAAGAGTTGAACATGCAATCCAGTGGTCAGTATCACATTGCCTTCCTAAATTATCATCTGCATGTGAATCTGCACCATGACACCAAACTACATATTGAATTTTATCGGTAAGGATAGCATGTTTTAATCGCTCTAACCATTTTGCAAGATCGGCTAAGTAATCTGAATCATAACCCTGTGGATTAATATTAAAATCTAATGGAACTGCTTTATTTAAGTTTTTACAAAATGCACGACTGTCTTCAATTGAATTTCCAAAATGACCGTCTAAATCAAGATAGGCTCCACTAAACGCAAATTCATTATAGATTTTAAGTGATGCAATTACTTGACCACTAAATGTACAAAAACCGCTTCCGCCGCTTGGCCTAGCATGGTGGAATCCACTAGTTGGACTGAAACTAACCTGGTTTGGATTAACTATTGAATTCCTGATTGCTGAGTATAGGGATGAATTTGTGTATCTAATTGATTCAGCAAACTGTTTTGACCAGGCTAATGAATTTGAATTGCACAAACCTGTCCCATTAAAAAAATCGTCCACATAACTTTTATGATGAGCCATTCTAAAATCAGTTTTAGTAAATGGCCTAAAATCATCAGTTATTGAAAAATTTCCAAGAAGTTTTTTCTGTTTTAAATATGCCAAAAGAAGTTTAGGTTTTAATGGAGACTTGCTATAATTAGAAGTCTTGTCATTTTCCAAAACCTGTTTTGGCGTATAAAAAGTTTTTATTTTCTTTGATCTCATACTTAATATAATATACCATAAAAGCTTAGAGGCTTTCAACCGCATGTTATATTACCATTAATCTAAATCAGTTGGTTCATCCTTGAAAAATTTATCCAGTTTATCAAGATGATCAAATAGTTCAGCTGGGCCGATTGGATTAGCGGTTAAGTCAGACTTTTTAATTATATCAGTGGTAAAGCTATAAAGAACAAGTTCGCTTAATACAGTTCTCATAAAATCAAAGAAAGTCCAATCAGTTATTCCACTAAATATTGCATCATCATTACGGGAGTCATCATCATAATATTCCAAAAAATCATCAATAACAATTTGGGTATTTAGCAATTGGTCAATTGTTATATCGTAAATGCTGTGCAACTCATCTTCTGCACCATCATCTTCTTCGTCAATCATCTCCAGGGCAAGTAGTGCTGGAAATGTGTATATTTTTGAGTCATCAACATCCGGCACTGGTTTTACTTGACCCATCCATAATAGGCAAATCGCGTCTATTTTAAGATCATGCGGTTCAGCCGGTCGACTTAATAATTCAGTAAATAGGTCTTCAACTTGAACGCCATTAAGATATGCAAGAAACACAAAATTTAATTGTTCAGCATATGGAGTTAAATTATTAATTATGTCCTTTAGCTTAACATTTTTTTCTATATGAACGTCGTACGGTAAGTACCACGTGATAGGTAAACTTGTATCAGCCATATTTCGGTCTATCCATTTTTCAGAAGTTTCATCCCAAAATGAAATTAGGATAGCTTGTTTAGTAAATGTGAGTTTCTGCATGATCTAGATCTTTTTAAGTATTCTACTATGGTTATCTAACCGGATTCAAGAATAAATAACTAAAAAGTATTTTTTATATAATTATGGCAAAGTCTTTTATAGAAGCAATTAATGAATCGAATATTAATCAGGGTGGGCTAGTTGATGAAATGGGGGTTAAACGCCCTGAGCGATTAGCTGGAAGTCATATTGGTAGAGCTAGACAGGAAACAGTTACTCGTAGACAACAGCTTGCAAATCAGCCAGTTCGTAGAAGTTACTCAGAAGTTGCAGCAGATTTAACTCGTGCACTAAAACAGGTTCCTAGAATTGAGATTACAATGGAAAAGCCTAGTAATACCAGAGATTATTATCCAAGATTTCCACAACCTATTGTTGATTTACTCAAGGAACTCAAGCAAATTGATGAAGGCCGAATGAAAGAGGATTTTGGTAAATGGAGAGACGTATATCCATCAGGTACGGCTGTTTATCTTAGAACTGAAGAGCCTAGCTCATTTCAACGCAGCCATTTCCCAAATGACGGAATTAGACCAGCTCTTAGAGGTACAGGCTTAGGTTACAAATTGTACAGAACACTATTAAAATATGCAGGTTATATTTCATCAAATTCAAGCGGAACTACTGAAAAAGACAAAGCTTGGGGATCATTGTTGGACTATAAAGCAAATCCAGATGGAACGCCATCAGTTGATGATGCGCTAGCAATAATTGGTCCAGGAAGTTGGATGGCAATGGATAAAGGAATAAGTACTCAATCAAAAATTGATGTAGCTGAGAGATTTATTGAACGCCAAATCGGATTTAATAACACAAAACCGGACAGATTTGATATTGACGATGAACTTCTTTCAATTCTACCTGATACTTTTTTAACAAAGTTAGATGATGAGTACTTAGCGTCATTAGGTCGAGACGGCCGTATATCAAATGAGAGATTTAGCTCAATTAATGCAGCTAGATCAGAAGTGCAGCGTCTTGACAGAGAAAGAGCAGAGCGCCAAGCAATCGAAGATAGAGAGCGTAGAACTCGTGAAGAGGCTGAAACTCGACAACGCCTTGCTTCTCGTATTAGACAATTCGGCGCAGACCCAGATGCAGAATGGCAAGTTGGCGACTTTATTGTAGTTAAAAGCTACCTGTATGATGCAGGCTACGATAGCTTACCAATTAGGCAAGTAGTTGATGTACGCAACGGGACTTATATTGCTGCTGGTATATCAGATGTTATTCGAATTGAAGCTGGCGAACGTACCCCAGGTGATGCAAATGACACTCGGACAACTACTGATAAATCACAATGGGTTAAAGTAAATATTGAAAATATTCCTGATCTAGATAGAGTTAACCTAACCCCAGCCGGTAAACTCTTTATTCTTAATAGATTAAGCCCTGAAGTAGTTCAACAGCGTCGAGATGCGGAAGCTCAAGCAGAAAGAGAACGTATTGAAAGAGATCGTTCTCAAAATTTGGCCAGAACTGCAGACAAAGCCCTATTTGGTAAACTTGATTTTACTGGAGCTGAATTAAAACAGGCTGTTAATAATCGCCAAACCTTGGCGAATCTTGACTTGCTTAAGAAAATCAGAACTGGTAATTTTGCAAAATTTGTAGTTCTAGCAGAACCTCAACAGGCCTCTCTTAGAGGAGCCGCTGGAGTTCCAGTATTTGTCGCGATTGAAAGACTAGGCAGAGCAACAAGGTCAGTTGAAAGCCCGCAGGAATTAATAAGTAATCCGCGTAATATTATGCTAGTTAATGTAGTTACTGGTAAAATGGTTGAAGGTCCATTTGTTGGAATGGGATTAATTGCACTAGGCCTTGAACCAGTTACAGAACAGGATAAATTAATGGCAAGAGCTGGAGATCACTACTATATCGCAAATCACCAAAACAATTGGGGTATTTTATCTAAATGCGATTATACAACCAGAAATACTGCAAATCAGCCGTTTATTTACTTACGAACATTTGGTGGAGCTGAAAGACCTACTCCAGTTAGATTAGATCTTTTAAGAAAGATAACTGACAGGACTGAGATTGTCTAAATCACAATTGGCGGATTCTTTCGATAGAACTCTGCCAATCTTTCTCTGAATTTAAAATAGTATTCTCTCATTTCACTAGAGTCCATTCTAAAGTGTTGTGGAGCTAAGTTTAATTCGTTTGAAATCCAAATTCTACAAGTAACTGTCTTAACCTGCATACGGTCCCAAACTGCAACCGAATATGCTGCGACTTGGTGCTTATAATCTTCAATCCATTTTTCTTCCTTGGGTTTACGAGCGGTCTTAAAATCTACAATTGCATGGTCGCCAGTTATTAATTCAGAAACATTATCAACTGTGCCAGCAAATCCACCATCTCTAGCCGTCCATAAGAATCGCTCTTGAGCAATTACTCGTTTAATTTCGTCAAATGAATTTGATTTTATAAAATTATAGAAGAGCATGCCTCCCACAATTTTTGCCCGATTATCAAATTGATCAATTTCATCATCTATTCTGGCCAAGGACAAAGTGTCCTCAAGTCTGTCTTTTGCAGACATCGACTGCGGCAGATTAAGATAAATTTCGCATAACCGGTGCATCACAGTTCCTCGGTTAGCTGCATCTTGGCCGATTTGATCAGCTTTTTGGTGACCTATACGGTTTCTCCAAGCATCAAGTCCAGATTTATCAGAGGTATCTCCAAGTACAGAGGTTACACTTGGGAAAGTTCCAAGTATTCCAGTTGAGTCAGATACTTGATAGTATCGAAATCCATTCAGCACAACTCGTTTAATTGATTCAGACATTAGATAAATAATTTAGTATCTATTACACAATAAACATTTAAAGTTTAACATGATTAAGACATTTACAGAATTTAATTCAAATCTTAATGAAGGCGGTTTCTTAGACTGGCTAACTGGTAAAAGCGAAGAAGGCACAGTCAAGAAGCAGGGCAATACCGATAATCAGGATTTAATTGACGATAAAATTTCTGAATTTTATAAAACCCTTGAAGACTTCGCAGGAGCAAATAAGGCTGTACCGGTTCAAAAATTAGGAGAAATGCAGTATTCAAAGATGGTTGAAAATATTCAAACTGCCCTAATTTTCTTAGGTTATCCACTTCCGAAATTTGGAGTAGACGGTTATTTTGGACCAGAAACAGCCAATGCAATAAAGAAATTTAATGAGGATACTAAAAAAGATCAGGGAATATAATGATCAAAATTAAATCATATACTGACTTTAAAAATACACTAACTGAAGCATCAAATGCTGACGAATTAAGAGATAAACTTTCCGATCTAGGGTATGCTGAAAAATCAAAAGAGCTTAGTAGCGGTGGAGATATTACAGATGATATTCAAAAAATAGCTGAAGTAGTATTATCTGAATTTAAAAAGATTGCGCCTAATATCCAAGTTAAAGTAACTAGTGGAAATGATGCATTTCATCACAATTTATCTTATGTTAGTAGACATACAAAAGGTCAAGCGGTCGATCTTGTAGTTACTCCAAATACAGAAGACTCTCGTAGTAAAATGATTTCTGTGTTAAACCGAGTATCTGATGGTACTCCAGGTTTCAGTTACATTGATGAATACTCTAATCCAACTAAGGCCGCAACTGCTGGACACTTTCACCTGTCTTATGGAACTCGTCCAGAAAATTCAAGAACGTCTAATGTAAAGACGGATGACCCAATTGAAGTTACTGGGTTGACTGGCGCAGAAGCAACCGCTAGTAATTTATCTAGCAGCGGTATTGTAATTGACTCAGACTTAATTAAGAGACTTATTACAAAATTAAAAGAAAAGAATTTTTCTCAAGCTGATTTAGACAAATATTCAACTTCATTGACTGCAGGTAAGGGTACTAATTTTAAAGCGGAAGGAGGCTTTCCAAAAGAAAATATGGTTGCATTAGAAAAATCAATGGACAAAAATGGAATAACTAATGAATTTGCACGTAAAGCAATTTTAGGAGTAATTTCAAAAGAGTCAGCAAAAGGAGGTAGTGAAACTTCCTATTTTAGTACGCCAATTGCAAGAATGAAAGAGGTATTTGGAGCCAGAATTTCAAAATACGCAGATGAAGAAATTGAAGGTTGGAGACAATTGGGTAAAGCTGGCTTTGACAGTAAATTTTGGGAAGCTGTGTATGGAGGAATGAACGGTAATACTGAATCCGGAGATGGAGAAAAATACAGAGGAAGAGGTTTTAACGGAATAACATTTAAAGGAAATTACGAAAACTTACAAAAGATTTATAATAGTTCAAATCAGTCTTTAGGTAATATTAATATTGTTAAAAATCCTGAACTTCTTGAAAAACCTGAAGTTGCAGCAGAATTTGCAATCCTGTATTTCATAGATTCATTTAAGAGACACGGTAAAAATCCAAATAACTATTCGGATTTAGATTCAGCAGTTACTGACTATATTAGAGCAAATGCAGGTTGGGGAACTTCGTTAAATGGAGCAGTAGTTTCAGCAGGTTTACAAAAAGCAAAAGCTTTTGCAAGTTCATTAGACTCAACTGAAACTGCCTAATATTCAAGATCATAATAGATCCTGAATCCAAAATCCCAAATGAGTATATTAAAACTTACTATTAATAGCCAAGAGCTAACTCCAGATTCAATAAAGTGACCTTCTGGATTATATGTAATATACGGGGAAATTAAGCCAATTTGCTTAAAGACTGGTGACCATGTTTTATAACAATACGGTTCAATTCTTAATACTTTCTTCATAATTTAACTACTTTAAATAGGGCCTTTTCAATTGCATATCCGTTGTTGATAAAATATTTTAAACTATCAACATTACAGTGTGCATAAATAGATTTATCTGATTCTTTTATTTTAGAGTCTCTATAGTTCCACAATAATTTATAGATACCCTGACTTCTGTGTTCTTCTTTAACGTATGCATGACAAAGATAAATTACAGCAGCGTGTTCAACATATGAAACTACTCCAACCAATTCATCTTTAATAAAGCACCCATAATAAGTTGCATATTCGTCTAATAGATCAGGCTTAAGTTCGCTGAATTCATGATCAACTTCCTTATATGTTATTTTTCTAATTTCCATATCTTAATTGGATAAAGGCGCTTTAATTGATTGATGTGATTGATAATTGCCTAATTGAATATCTTCCTCCAATAAACACTTACAAAAATTATCATCAGTGAAATTATTAAATATTGAGATTGCCTCTATTGGGCCATCTTCAGTTTCTCTAGCCCAAAACTCAGTATTAATATTTAAAGAAGGTAATTCAAACGGTACTCTACTATAATATGGAATCTTATAAATATCATAATATTCAGAAAGACCTCCGCCGAATGGCATTAGTTCAGCAACCGCTGACTGGTACGCGACCGGTCCCATTGCATCTTTCAACATAGACCCCCGTTCTTCATGGTCATATTTTCTTCCAATTTGTTCTTTTGCTTGTTCAATATGATTTGAATATAAATGAGTATCACCTAAATTTCCTATCAATTCGTCAGGTACCATATTAACTGAAGTAGCAATGATTTCCAATAACAATCCATAAGAAGCAATATTGAATGGTAAACCTAAAAACGTATCTACTGAACGTTGATTCCACATTAAAGAGATTGCTCTTGTCGGTAAACGTAACTTGTCAGCCCATTCTTTTGTTAATATTCCATCTATATTTATCTTATAACCATAGTCTTCTCTTTCTTCCCAACTCAACTCTCTCGTATAAACTTGAAATCCATAATGACAAGGTGGGAGAACCATTTGGTTTAATTCACCCACATTCCAAGCACTAACCATCAATCGTCTTGAGTCTGGATTTGTTTTAAGGTCGTTGATTAGGTTTGCTATTTGGTCTATAGGTTCATGTAAGGTATATCCAGTATTGTCTCCACTGTAATCTACTATCATGTTATCAAAATTTACTTTGTTCCATTTTCTCCATTGCTTACCGTAAATTGAACCTAACTCCCCCCACTTCTTAGCAAACTCATCATCTGTTTTAATACGTTCAATAAATCCTTCTTTACTTAGAATATTGTAATCAGTTGCCTCTTTAAGTATACCCTCGTCAGTAGCTTTATCAATTGATAGCTTAACGGTCTTTTCATAATTCTTATATGCATCACCATCCCAAATATGACATCCGTTATCAACTAAGAACTTGATATTAGTATCGCCACGTAGGAACCATAACAATTCAGTTACAATAGTTTTAAATGGCATCTTCTTAGTTGTAAGTAAAGGAAATCCTTCTGACATTTTGTGTCTGATTTGTCTTCCAAATACCGAAATCGTACCAGTTCCTGTTCTGTCAGATTTGGTTACTCCATTATCTAAAATATCTTGGAGTAGTGCTTGATATTGTTTATCTAAACTATTCATAATTAAAACGGTTCATTAATAATTTGGTTAAGTCGTTTAATTTCAGCGATTACGTCATCACCTAATTCAATTTTAGACATCATTGATAAGTCCATTACTTGACTGTATAATACTTTGATTAATAGGTCTTTTGCTTCTTCTTTGTTCATAGTTAAAAATTTATTTCTCTCCAAGGACCTTCGTTTTGCCAAAATTCATAGGTTTCCCCGTCCTTAAATTGTTTATTATTTGATTTTATTTTTGAAATTTCAGCTGCTGCTTTAACTCCTTGGCGATTTGTAATTATTTGTTTCCATTGACTGTTTACCTCAGTAATTACAGGATCTTCAAAATTAATTGATACTCCAGTTTGGTCAATTATTACGACCTTTACTGAACCCAATACTTGCCAATCTGAACCAACTGTGATTCCATAAAGAAACAGGGTCCTAGACTCTTCAAGTTCCCCATGTGATTTTACTAGCTGATTAAATACTAGATTGCCTAAGTCAATAATATCTTTCATGTTTTTATTATACTATGATTGTAGACTTGGAACCCAATGTGTTGTGCGACCGTCTGGTGTTTCTTCCCTAACCACTACATTGCCTAATGGATCCTGTTTTTGAGCATAGACTTCAAACTCAAAGGTAAAGTCGCCAGCTTCTCCATTTACTTGGCGATAATTTCTGATACTTGCTCCGCCTTGATCGTATGAAGCTTTCATTATTAATTTACCCCAATTCCATAATTGACAGATCTCATCTTGTGTTAAATCTTGCACCAATCGATATGGAGATATTTTAGAGCGATAGAGCATTTCACATTTAATATAATTACCAATGCCAGCAAACAAGGACTGATTCATTAGTGCTTCTGCAACAGTTTTTTTCTGAACTTTAGGCAGTTCAACCTTTCTAACAAAATCATACATGCTGGAAGTTTGATCGTTTAACATGTCAAGCCCAAGGCTCTCCAATTTTTTTGAAAGCTCTGACTTCAGTGTGAACTTTAAGGTACCGAATCGGCGCTGATCAACAAAATACAGAGACGTACCATCCTCAAAACCTATTCGGAAATGGCTATGAGGCTTAAGGCCAGTTGACCAGTACCCGCTCATTCCCAGTGTTATCCAGAGGCATGTCTCGTCACTAAATTCCAGCCAGATGAATTTGCCCTTAACTCCACCGCCGGTCACACGGACTGGCACCGATGTTTTAACGTTAAGATCGGGAGCCCTTTTTAGGAAACGGCCACCTAGCACCTCAAATTGACTAATTGTTTTTGTTTTAGCGATTTCCGAGATTCCCTCGTAAACTCGTCTGCATTCCGGACCTTCTGGCATTAGATAAATAAGTTTATAAAATTATACCAAAAACAAATGAAAAATTACATTGCACTATTTGAAAGCTTTGAAGAGAGTTACGATGAATTCCACCAAGCACCAAATACAAAATCGGATTCTTTTTACCATAATATTTCAAAAGATCTAATTGAATTAGCTAGTAACTATACAAATGAGCCAGTTGAAATTGATCAACACTCCAATAAGTATGAAACGGCAAGCCGAATTAAAGATTTACAAAATGATCTTATTACAAAAATTTATGACGAATTTGGAGAAGATATTGCTCAAAGTTTTGCAGACGAGTCTGATGCACTATTAGCAAGCCTAGAAATTTCCGAAAAGAAAAAAGGTTTATGGGATAATATTAATGCAAAAAGAAAGCGTGGAGAAAAACCTGCAAAGCCAGGAGAAAAAGGTTATCCAGCTCCAGGTGCTTTAAAATCTGCACAGAAAACTGAAGAGTCTATGAATAAGAAAAAGGTATTTGCAAAGACAAATAATATTCCAGACAATGGAGTGTTAAATGGTTCTAAAAAAGATACTAATATGGAAACTGGTAAAATGCCTCAATCTTTAAACCCTCGTAAAACTACTCGATAATTTACTAGTATAACATAACATAAATTTAAAAGCAATATGTATTATCTAGCAAAATTAAGATTTGAGTCGGAAGACGACAACGGCAAAACGAAAAAAATTCGTGAACAGTACTTGGTTGAAGCAACTTCAATTGGAGAAGCCGAAGAAAAATTATTAAAAAGATTTGGTGAAGGAATTTCCCCATGTCAATTAGAAGCGGTTCAAGAATCAAAGATTCTAGGCCTAATCGAATAACCTAACTTACTTAAATAAAAAAGAGAGCAATTGCTCTCTTTTTTTATGTATGTTTTACTGGAACTTTACAGACTGAAATTATCTTTCCAATTGGCGACCACCTGGCCTCTTCTTCATATGCAAACTTTTTGGTATCCCAAAGTTTAACTGAGCCAGTTTGATTCATTAGGGTCTGGGCAGCGCGTTCTGTTAAATTTGGAAAAGAAATTGCAGCTTCAAACAGTGCAATTTTATAGGCTCCCCTAAACGTACCAATAACGCATAGATGAGTTTGGGCTTCTCCAGTGACAGCTGTTATTAAGCAGACTTCTTTTGCTCTGGCTGGACTAGGCATTAAAATATACCGGAAATTTTTCGACTAGACTTTTCAAGATTTGATTGTCAGTCTGGCCAGTTTTTGACTTTTCGTAAATATGATCCATCATATCTATACTGGTTGAATTGCCAATTACTGCATCAATTTTACGATTAATAAATTGAGTCGGCCCGTTTAATTTTACCTGTCTAGCAACTTCGGCTGGTTCAGGTACAAAATATTTGTTAAATCCCATAGTAATATTATTATACTCTGTAAACAAAAAAAAGGCTAGCTTTTTTACGGCTAGCCTTGGTATCGTCGGAAAAAACGTATGAGAGGGGTAGGGTTTACCTCCAATTTGATGCTGAGCTTGCGTTATAACGACAACCTTCGTACACTCCTGTCAGAGTCGACTCAAAGCAAGTTGGATCCGCTTGAATCACTATCGTGTTAACCACAACAGTACGAGTGCTTTATCCCACCTAGCAAAGGATTATTCAGCCATTTAACGGGACTATTTTATACCCGTATGCCGATTGCAAAATACCGAATATGTATATCAAAACCTTAGATTCCAGTGGTTAACTGGTTCAAGTTGATCGTTTGATCTGCTGGTTTCATCCAGCCCTTGCGGAGCATCCTCCTAATCTAAACCATTACCTGTTTTACAATCAGGTTGTTCTGGCACATACTCCTAACAGGATCATGACTTCCTACTAGGTTTTTCCAACGTAAATTAAAGAACGATTATTGTAAAGTCTATTTATTATATCTAGTCTGGCCAAAAAGTTTTTGAAAAAATTTTAAAAGTAGCCAAATAAATAACCTAAAATAATTTTTATACATTATGGCAGTAAGCTACACCAATCCAGTATGTTACAATGGATTAAATCGACCAAATAGAGATGCCGTTAGTTTCGGCCCAGTTTCATTAGGTACAGTTCGTAAAGACTACACTACTCTAATAAACAACAACTGGCGGGCAGGTATTAACCCAGGAATAAACACGGTAATCTATACTGACACGTATAGCCGCGGAGTTGATACTCAAGCAGCTGCGGTACCTTCAATTCATTGGATTAGTGGTCAATCTCAAGCAAATATTACTGAACTAATTAGTCGTTTACCTGAAAGATCAGCAAATAATTACGAATTATTTGCAGATTATGCAACAGCTATTGCCTGGCTAATTGGTACTTATCAATACATGTTAGTTAACACAAAATATCCTGAATATTTACTACCTCCTGAATGTGCGGCAAATATTGAATTAGGATTCCTAGCAAGTTATCCAGGAACTGATATTGCGGTTTATGATTTAATTAGTAACAATAATTTTGGAGCAGTTGACGGTGCATTTGTTGCTCCAAGTGCTGGAAGTTTCGTAGGTTATTTTGAGACAGGCGGTAATAACGGTAGATTAGAAACACCAAATCTTAGAAATGCCACTGGTAATAACTTCAATGGATCTCTAGTAGTAGAGGGAGTATTCTATCAAGATCGAGACTTAAATGGCCACTATTTAGTAGGCACGCTAAACGATAGTATTTCAATTATAGTGGACAACCTAAAAATTACTGTAAAATCCGGTAATACTAATATGGAATTTCGTAATTTAGCACCACTACAAAACGCTGGAATATTTCATATGGTTGCATATGTTCCAGCTGGCGCAGAAGATCCAAACGACGCCAAACTTTGGATAAATGGTGTAGATATGGGAATGCCAGCGGTAAGCGGCTCAGGCTTAGCTTCAAGATCGGTTCCAAGTTTGTGTTTATGTGAATCTGCTATTGCTCTAACCCATGCAACAACTACTCGAGTTTATGGATTTAAAGCTTATGAATACGGGAATGCGGGACAAGCAATAAGTGACGTTCCTAACCTTGCAACTGCAAACTATGCAGCAATTTCTACGATTTACGGAATCTAATCTTTAAACTGATATTCTTTAGCAATGGATTCTCTTAATGAGAATCCATTGTCGTTTAAGAAGGACTGAAAATCTGTGAATTTATAATTAACACGGCAGTCAGTTTGACTACAGTGGACTGTAATATAGGTATGATTTAGGCAACTAACGCTGATGTCTTTAACTTGATGGTCAATTCCATCTTTGGTTAGGGTAGTATTGATTAGGGATAAACAGTCTCTCATACAGATAGTTTTTTATAACGCCAACGAAAGTAGATAGAGGATCCAAAGAATACTGCCGCAATACAGTACATAACGAAATTGGCTCGCCACAAGCTGCCAGTTGCTTCGATTAGCCAAAATTGGACAATATCGAAGCCAAATGGATTGAAAAATAGGGCAAGCATCATGCTCCAGGTTGATAGATTCCCAAATAGGGTTCTTCTTCGTGTTTCGACTATCACCGTCCATATGTGTCTATTTTTTCAAGCTCACTAACTTAAGTTCGCCAGGAAATTTCTAAAATTTCAAATTTATTTATTACCACTTAGGTTCCTCGCCAATTTGATCTAGTGCGCAATGAAAGCCTACCAGTCTGGTCTTGGCCTCTAAGAAACAGCCACATATACCGCACTGGGTTAGGATCTCGCCAAAATGCGGACACTCTTTACAAATTGCCATTCGACGGTCTTTTTCTGTATCATTCACAAATACTTTATTCATGATTCTACTAAGCACAGTAGTTTGTGGAACTGGTTGGTTATTGCTGCAACCACAGCCTTGAGTTGTTTCGTCAGCCATTATGCTTCGATTTTTTCAAATAGTCTCTTATCGTCAAACTCTAAATAGCTTTCAAGTAAAGAGCTAAAACCTTCGCGATACTTAAGTACAGCTAAGTCTTTGGCCTTTGCCTCAATTTCAATATCTATTGCCTGACCATAATTATTTATTTGCTCATAAATGTAATCAGCATGAGACCTCGCAATTACGCTTGGATCCTCGAATGTTTTTTTACTACTTGAATAATGAGTAAGCGGAGTATGGCCGTGCCAAGTGGTAGCAGCCAGCTTAAGCGCAGCCTCTTCAGTAAGATCACTAGTATTAAACCGGTGATGATGAAAATCAAAAGTAATAGGAGTACCTATTTCAAGATACACCAATTGATATAGATCGACTACTGAATATTGAGTAGCCTTATCGTCATTTTCTACAACCAGCCTGGCTTTGGTATTTGGTTTAAGTAGTTGAAAATTCTCGCAAAAACGTTTAGCTGCTGCCGTTTTATCGCCATAAGTACCGCCAATATGAATATTGATTGGGAAACCTACATTGGTTGGCAACTTCATAAGATCCATAATTTCGCAGTGCTGATCCAGATCCTTTACGGTTTTTGCAACAACATCGGCTCTAGGAGAAGGCAAGACATCGAACTGGCCTGGGTGCATTGATACCCTGATATTATTTGCAACTGCAAACTTGCCAATCTCTTGCATGTCTGATAAAATTTCAGGAAAATGTGGCAGCATTTGAATTTCATATTCTGACATCCATGGAAAAATATCGCTTGACATTCTGTACACATAAATGCCATTGGCTAAATTCCATTCCAGAATTTTTAGAACATCTTTTATATTTTGATGTGCAAGCTCGGCACAATATTCAAGGCCCTTTTCCTGAAAGGTTTTACGGATCATACCTCGATTGGCTGTAATTTTTTGGTCGGCTAATGACAAGTTAATGCAACAATAACCCAAACGGACGTTAGTATCTTTCATGTAGTTATTATACTACAAAATTGTATTGGCAAGCTGAACCGATAGCCAAATACCTAAATACGAACCTGCTACTGAGCCGGCAACATAACCAAACCATTGGTGTAGTGAATCTTCGCTCTTTGCAATTTTTCGGATTACAAAAAAGTTTAGTGAAGCTATTGTAAAATCACTAACTGCTGCTAAGTGATATTGAGTTTCAGCAACTGCTCTAAAATTTATACATAGAATTCCATATAGCACAAGCTGAATAGCAAATAGTAATAGACACTCCTTTAGTTTTAAAATATTCATCCTAGTTAATTAAAATTTGTTGGGTGATTGGTAACCATTCGTAACTGACCTGATGACTCTAACTACATCTAATGCATCCTGCAAAGCATCATGGGTTACTTCTCCAGATAGCTCGCATCGATCCATACATGTCTGTAAATTTGGTAAACTCTCGTCAGTGTGCCAGTCCATTAATAGAATAGCTGGATCCAGGATACGTTGCCTCATTTGAATTGAACTCATCCAGTTTGGAAGTTTCTGTAGAAATACTTTATCAAAACTTGCAAAGTTTTTACCGGCAACATTAATCTTTACACCACCAGTCGCTTCACATGGAAATCCGTTTGAGATTAACCACATTTGAAAAGATTTGGCAACAAGCCCGGCAGGTAAAATATTATGCTCTTTTCGATAGGCCAAACGCTCTTCCTTGGTTTTATTCTCAAGACCGCCAAGAATTTTTAAGATCCATGAATTTAATGAAAGCGCAAATGAACTTCCAGCATAAGCTTCATGTTCAATGATACACTGAAACTTAGGTAGCTGATCGTAAGGTACAGGCTTTTGAGTGTCTTCAATCACTGCACCGATTTGAAGAATTTGACAAGACTCTGGGTTAAGGCCAGTCGTCTCAATATCAATTGAAATATATTTCATATGTATATGGATTAAAATGGTAAATCGCTATCATCACTAAATGGATTAGCTGGAGCGGCTGATTTTTTAGGACCTGTGTCAATTCCAAGACTGCGGAAGATTTCATCATCTTCGTCCTCTTCTTCAACTTTTTTACTTTTAGTGGATGCGCGTTGCTGACCACTAATTCGGTAAGCTTCAAGACTGTTGAAGTATTTGGTTTGACCAGACTTATCAGTCCAGTCTCTACCTTTTACGTCAAACGAAATAGAGACAGTGTCTCCGATGCCGTATGAATCGATCATATCGCATTTATCTTGGACTAATCCAAATATTATTTTTTGTGGGTACTTGTCCCCTGATTCAATTACAAACTCTCTTTTGCGAAAGCCTTTGTTAAATGTCTGTGCTGGGAATATTTCGATAATTACCCCTGTTAATTCAAATGCCATATTAGAAATCGTGATTAGTTATTTTTATATCGTAGTTAGTAAAATTTTCAAAATCTTTGCGGTCTGCTTCAAGTCGACGTTCAACTGAATCTCCTGGCATATTACGGCTAATCATACGCTGCCGTCTAATCTCTTCATCTATATCAAAAAAGATTACAAGTGACTCTTTACGTGCATCATCAGATAAATGGGCTAAACCAGACGGGGTCATAATAAAAAGATCGTCTTGTTCAAATTGGTCAACGGTTGTTCCGTATATCCAGTTATTAAACGCAACCCATTCGTAAAATTGATCGGTGTCAATCATGTCTTGAGCCTGCGGCCGGGTCATGAAAAAATAATCTTTTCCATGTACCTCACCTTCTCTTGGAGGTCTTGTTGTGTAACTGATTGCGTATTTAAACCCGCGATCTTCAAATTTTTTGCGAAGGAAATCCTTTCCGCTTGCGGCTTTGCCGACTAAAATTATTCGTTTGCTCATATATTAAATTAAAATTCTCTCTTTTGACCGTGAACTGCTTTAAATACTGGAAATCTTAGTGAGTGAGCACCATGTTGATCAGTAGTTTCTTCAAAGAATTGTACAGTAATTGTTTTACCTAAAATTTCATTTGGGTTTTCGTGATAGTGTCGTCTTTGTTCAAGATTAAAGCCTGAACCTACTCTAACTGTATTACCTTTGTGTTCTACAATTACGGCTTTTAGCATAAGCTCTTCAACTTCTTTACCCATATCAATAATACGATTTACGTCAGATTCAAGATCGATTACTACATATTCTGCATCATGCATCTTTTTAACCTTAAGTAGATTCTTTGAGCGCTTGCCTTCGTATCCAATATCCTTACGCATCATTACACCTTCATAACCCATTTCAGTTGCATCAGCCACAATCTTTTCAAATTCCTCAATTGATTTTATTTGAAATTGGGGTAATGGTTCAGCATAGGTTAGGCCAGTTACAATTGCATTTAAGATGATTAGTCGGGCTGAAAGAGAAACGTCTCCGGCTTGATTCCAAAATTCAGATGATTCTAAAAAATCAAACACATAATATTTTGGATTCTGTATAGTATGGTTTTTTCTACCAATTTCTTTGATAACCCCCTGGAAATCTTCAAGTCCGCCAGGTTTCATAACGCAAACTTCTCCATCCAATACTTTATTCTTTAATCCAAGCCTCTTAATATCTTGAGCCAAGATTGAAAGCGTTAAAAATTCGTTGCCAGCTCGTGAATAAAACTTAGGTTCGCCATGTTCGTCAATTACGGTAATACAACGAACTCCATCAAGCTTACGACTTGCCCACCATTCTCCAGACTCAAAGTTTACCTTTTTTTCATTACCATCAAACTTCTCAGCTAGGGCAACATCAAATGTAGGTACTGTACCTGGCATTACTGAATTAATTAAGGTAGTAGTTGCTCTAGTCTTTAAGTTTCGGTCTATCACATCATAGATGACCTCCGCGAACTCCTGATTTTTAGCAATAAAACCATTAACTACTTGAATAGCATTGTGACCTGTGATTAGCCTTGCATCCAGATCATTAAGTAAATCAAATAGATCATCATAGTTATCAAAACTAAGATCCTGACGTTTCTTTAAATTATCTGAAGTAACATAATACTGTTTAAATGGAGAATAGACGTATTCAAACAGCTTACGTAATACTGGAGTATCGTAACGTTTAAGTATCTCTTTCTTATCGTTTGTTGAAGAAGTCGCTTTCATTTCGTCAATGAATTGTGCAACTAATTTAAAATCTTGGTTTGTCATACGGTTATTATACTAAACAAAAAAAGCCGCTGACGCGGCTTTTAATAAAAATTTAAAAAAATTAGGCTTGAGGTTCTTGCTTAGTAAGTTCGTCCTGCTTTGCATTTTCCAATTTAATTTGGTTAATGATTTGATCAAGCTGCTTCATTTCCATTACTGGAGTGTTAAGTGCAATCGCAATTCTAAAAATTCGTTGAGCTGATTCTAAACTTGAACCTTCGAATTTATTAATAAGGATGGCTGCCGCTTCAACTGCAGAAGCTTGGATTTGAACTCCAGCTGATTCCGAGTCTTTGTCTTCTTGTTCAAGACGTGCAATAGCAGAAGAGAATCCCATGAAACAATTCATAATCATAAACGCTTCATTTGGGCCAGTGAATCCAAATTTACCGTCATTACATGAATTTTTAATCCATTTTAAATCTTTAATGTCCAAATTAACTTGGAAAAATCCAGTTCTTTTGTTGATTAACATGTCTAATTCTGACATTTCAGCTTGGGGTTCTTGAGTTGGCTCTTCCATTACCATGTCTGGTGCCATTTCCATTTGAGGTTCTTCGATAGCTACGGTAGCTTCGTCCATTACTAGTTCATCAGTAATTAATTCGTGTTGATTTTCCATTTTATATAAAATTTGTTGTTTAGCTATTTTACTAAAAATGGTGAAGGAGTTTTAGGAAATTCTATCTAAAATTATTAATTGTGCTCTAGATACCTTTGAATAGGCGTCTTTAACATCAATAAAGCCGGCCCAGTCTATTTCTTCTGGCTGTAATTGACTCTTTGGAATAGTCAATCCATCTAGTCCAATTTCAGAAAGCTCTGAGATTCTACAAATAAAATAATGAAGTGAGTTTTTATAGTCGCCGGCCTTATCAAAAACCTGAACAGTTTCAACAGCCGGCTCTAATTTATCAGGTGAGAGCCTAATTCCAGTTTCTTCAAGAAGTTCTCTAAGCGCAGCATCAAGAATTTCTTCTCCAACTTCAATTTTGCCTTTTGGAATTCCCATAATTGGTTTGGTCCAACTGCCATTGGTTGGATGAACTAGTAGAATCTTTTTTTGATAAAGAATAGCTACACCAGCCGCATCTGAATATTTCTTTTTTTCTGCCAAGAAATTAGAAAATGTTTTAATCATTGTTTAGAGATTGACGGTATTCCGCATTACGAATCTCTTCTCTACGTTTTATACTTGGTTTTATAAATTCCTTTCGTGAACGTAATTGCTTCACCGTACCAGTTTTTTCAAATTTGCGTTTTAAAACTTTAAGAGCCCTGTCTAAAGTTCCATTTTCTTTTACATTTATAATTAGCATGGGACTATTATACTAAAGATGTTTTAATTGCAGCTAAACTAGCAGTGTATGAGGCTATGTCAAAGCGGTATTCCGCAAGCATATCTGCACTGTGCTGATTTCCTCTAACTCCAATGCACCATTGAGCAAATTTTGCTTTATCAGTTACCGAAATATTGTTGGTTGCGCCGCTGCTTTTCAGGGTATAAAATATCCCGCCAGATGAAGCTCCGGCAATTGCATCATACATTCGTTGCAACTGGCCTATTGTATATTTTGGGGAAATTAACATGTAAAGTCCATGAATTGCCTTTTCATCAGTCTGGCTGATTATTGATTCTTGAGTCTTTAAATTAATTACTTGAAGTATCATATTAACTTGAGCATCAGTTGCGGCAGATCCTGCAATTTTATTAACCTTTCCAATTGCATCGATTTGGGTTGGGCGATCACCTCCACTTAACGGATTTATCCATGGTGTAAAAATGTCTCCATCTCCGACTAAACATGGGCTAGTTGCATAATCGCCAATTCTACCATAAAATCCACCCAATGCTTTACACTTATTGATTTGAGCATTAACCCAATCCATGTGAGCTTTATCCCAAGTCTTTCCAAATTTTTCAATAGATACGGTAATTAGTGCAGCAATAAATTCATTCATCTTACCCTTTGGGTCGTATGTTGAAAGCTTTTCAATATTAACCATTTGACCGGTTGCGGCAACTGCTGCACCGTCTACTGAAAGATCAACTTTACCGTTTGTAATTTTCCAATTAACTGTAACCATATCAGCACCATTATCGTGTTTAACCATTACCTTTCCGGTAGGTTGGTCAGCTTCATGGCCAGCAACAACCGCAGTTTGAACTTGATTCCATTGAGCTGCATATGTGCCTCCGGCCTTTCCGCTTTTTATTTGCTCAAGGGCTTTGGTTGGATTAGCATCTGCTTCTAAAATTGCAGACTCGTTGATTTTATTATAGGTTGATAGCTCTAAGCCTCTCGCGTAATTTAAAATATTCATAAATAGATTTTATTTTTAAAATGTTAAGTTGCCCTTTTTAGTGGTTACCGTGGTTGCAGGTGCAACTTTATTTGTAGCTACTGAATTTGCAGTTTTTGCTTGATTAGCAGCTGGCGCTTTAACTGCAGCAGGCGCTTTAACTGCAGCAATTTGTTCAGGAGTTACATTCTTTAGGGCTGCATCTAATTTAGCAGCTATTTCTGGAGTAATTTCAGTAATTGGAGTATTTGGAGTACCAACTAAAATTGCAATTGCTTTAGCTGTTCCACTTCCGTATTTACCAATAGCTCCGCCCTTATCATTAATTGCTTTGGCTGCTTCGGCATTTCCACTAGCAATAATTTTTTTCTGTAGATCTTGAATTTTTTGGTCAAAAGTTTGGGTTGCTTTTAATCCAGCTGAGGTGTTAGCCGTAGCGCTAGTTGAACTTGGCGTGGTTGTTGAACCTGGAGTTGTAGAGCTAGTTGAACTTGGAGTTGTAGCAGTTGTTGAACCCGGTACGGTTGCCACATTCGCTGAGCTAGTCTGTGCAGCATTTTTTTCAACATATGATGGGCTAACTAAATTTGATTCTATAGGTTTTCCATTTTTACCTAGCGCCATTATTCTTTTATTATCATTAATAACTCTTAAATTAGGCAAATCTGTTTTATTCCAAGCAGCAAGTTCAACCGCTGAGCCTTCAACTGCAACACTTGCTCTATGTGGAACTTTTGTAACATCGTATGCAACCCACATTCCGCCAGATCCTTCGATTTGATCTGTCGCGTAAGGTAAAAAGGCAACCTGTGCTTTAAAAACAGTTTGTCCAATTAAATTAGTTTTATTTTGAACGCCTAAATCAATAATAGCCAATAAATTATGATTTGGGATTTTAATTCCATCTTTAGTTTCATCAGCTGGGGCATTCCACCAATTTTTAAAATCTGGGTCTTGGGCCAGTTCACGTAATATTGTATTAGATGGATTGGCTTCGTCAACTGATCCTTCTTTTCCACTACGTAATACTATATCCCATCTTTTTAACTCGCCAGCCTCTGGTTTAGCAGTAGAAATCTTTGTAACTTCACGAGCTTCATCAATTACTGACGGTTTTTTAAATTCTTCAAATGTTTTAACAAGGGTCATTTGTGTTTACTTATTTTTAGTTATTTATTATGCAAAATTAAAAGTTTTAGTCCTAAATAAACCTTCATTAGTTGATTTACTTTGAGTCAATTTTAATTCAGGAGGATTTGCATTTTTTATTGATTCAATTGCGATTTTTTCAGCAGCGTCTGCTTCTTCTTGAGTAACAGTACCGTCCTTAACTAATTGTTGCAAACTATCATGTACTCTTGAAGTATCTTCCATATTTAAACTAACCATACCTGTTTCAAAATCAAATACATCAGCAAAGGCTGCTCTAGTTGGAAGATCTTGAGAATTTAGTGCATGTTGAGCATCAATTGAATCGTCTAATCCCATTGATCTTAAAATTTGTTTAGTATATTCAGTACTTTTCTTTTCAAACTCGGCTGCGGCTTTTGGATCATTTGCCATATTCGCAGTACCTCCAAGTAGAGCAGTTGAACCTGGGAAATTAGCACAATGGGCGCCGACCGTTGCTTTAACTACGTCAGTTATTAAATTACAATCGGTTTTACCAGCCTTGGCGGTTGCAGTCTTTACGATCTCATCGTTTTTCTTAATTACTGCTTCTACTTCAGAAGAAGCGGCGGTTTTTTCTGGATTAATAAATTCAGCTTGAGCGGAAGCCGCTTGATTTGCAGCTGCATTATTTGCATCTACTGTAGAATCTCCAGTAGATACTGAATCCTCTTCATTTAGAGCTGGCGATAATGCCGAACCTGCCAACTTAGTCGCTGAACTAGTTGCCATTTGCTTAATACACTCCAGGCTTCCATAGCGCTGGTATGCAAGTCTTGAAATAAAATTAAGTAGCCTTTTTAGAAATATTCCTCTAGTTGCAAGCGCGCCGCCTGCTTTAGTTAGTTTAGCTAATACATAAACAGTATCATCAAAGTTTTTAACACCTTGAATAAAAATTTCAGGTTTTGTTGCCCATGGAGTAAATGCTCTAACCTCAGCTTTTGATAAATTTTTAGCAACCGCTGGATCAGTCAGCATTGTTTTAAATACTTTGCGAATATCATCAGCCTTTGCGTCTTTTGCAAGTTGAGTAATATATTCGCCACTAGGTTTCCATCCATACTTATTTGCAAAATATTCTGCTAATTTTGGATCCTTTTTAACAATTTGATCAATTGCATCAACTGATGCGCCAATTAATTCATTTTCAACCTTTGCCGCTTTTGCTACTTGTTGTAGAGATTCAGGTTGACCTGCAATTGAGGCCATGAATTTTTTATCTTGTTCAACAGCCTTTAGTAAATCAGCTGAATACCCTCCTTCTTTTGCATAAGCCGTAATTACAGCTGGATCAAAATCTTTATAGGCAGTTGAATTAAGAATAGCCTTTCCTTGTGGACTAGTTGCAGCATATTCAACTCCCTTTTTAGAAACTACGGTATCTGCTAATTTATCAGCGCCTTTTGCAATTTCCTTTTTAGTAGTTTCTTCACCTAACAACTTCGCAGCCGTTTCAAAATTACGACCAAATATCTTAAGTTGAGCTTCAAGTCCAAGTCTTTCAAATGCCTGTACAGCTTTTACTCCGTATTTTCCAACAATTGGAACTAAATTAAATACTGTTTTTATAAAATTAGTAACAAATTTAAGTACGCCAACTGCAACTGTTCCAAAAAAGTTAGCAACTCCTTTAAGTAACGAAGCAATTATTCCAGAAATACTCTTATCGCCTAGCGTTCTAATTCCGTTCTTTAGTGCAAGAACTGCTGGCCCAACTTCAGTTGCCGAACTTCCAGTCCTGCATAGAATTTTGGTTAATTTTTCAAGTAGACCAAGAACCGGCTTAGGTAAAAATTTAATAGTTTTTAAGAAATTTGAAGTTTTAGTAACATCGATTGCTGCGATTACGCTAAGTATCATTGATACATATTCGCCCTTATATAAAGAAATGATAGCTGATAAGATATTTGCAACTACATCAATTGGAAATCCAGCCCAAGTAAATGGAACAATTCCAATTACATCTAGTACTAATCTTAGAATATTTAGACCCATTTCGGTTGGATCCGGATCCGCAACTAGGGCTTTTACAAAGTTCATAACTGAACTCATTACGCCTTCGTTAATTAATTGGACAGTATGTAGGTATGATTCATTAAGTCGAAGCTTAATTGTATCGTATCCCTGTCTAACCAAAAAGTCCTCCTTTTTGATAATATCGTTAATATCTTCAAAATTTTCAAGTAAAAAAACTTGATGCTCAAAGATTTCTTCTTCTGAATGGTTAGGCGTTCTAGGTTTACTTAATTTGCTAAAGTCAACTGCATCTAGGGCAGTCCAAAAAGACTCAGGAATACTCTCAAAATATTGAATCAGTTTTTCATTAACTGGTTCAGCTCCGTGATTAAAGTACTGGTCTGCTGAAATTACATATCTCATTAGGTAGTAATGGTAATTTCTTATTATTTATTCGAGTGATCGGGTATTAAAGTGAATCCGCAATCTGGCGTAATATTTTAAAATAGTCACCAGTTGAACAATCTGATAGAAATTTACAAATCTCAAAGAAATCATCAACTGTATCAAACGACATGGCTGGATGAAATCTTGGATCTTTATACGAAACTGGAATTGTTCCAAATATAACAGATTCATAAACTCTAGCTGGAATGAACTTTTCTTTTAGATAGAGATCTTTGCTTACATTTATTGAAACTTGAGACATTTGCATGTCTACCCAGATTGCTTCACGATTTCCTCTTGGGCAAAGAGCAACCCGGTTCATTGTATCAATCCAGCTTTCTAGCGTTGAGGTACTCTTTGCCGCAACTGTCATATTAAATGAACTTCCATCAAATTTACAGGTACTATCAATTGCAGAAATAATGTCATTAATTATTGGATTCTTGGAATGACCTTCTTTGTAATTATCAAATGATAGGTTTCCATAATATATTAAATGATTTAAAACTTTATTTGCATGGGCTTGGTGTACGTCTAAACATGCATTCATAAAGCCTTTACTACAACCTGGAATTGTAATTGATGGAATCTCTATAGAAATGCCTAATTCATTTAATTTAACAAGAAACGCATGTGATAATGAAAGATCTGTATCTAATATAACAATATCTGCTGCTTCATAACCTGACTCTAGCGCAATATAGATAATGGTTTCAAAATAAGCTGCATCCTTTAATTTCTTTTCAAGTGTGGAAAGATTACGGAATCGAGCTTTTAAAAATAATTTTGAATATTCTTTATTTTTAATAGCCTCAAATACTGTGGATTGATGTAATCTATAGTTATCAATTAATTTATCTGCAAATTGATTAAATACTTTGCCCAATTGATCGTCTGGGAAGCTAGGTCGACTTGCGAGATTAACCATTCCAGTATCTAAATAATTTACAAAATCAAATTTATCAATTTCATATTGATTAGCCAATTCATCTAATAAACCTAATTGATAAAATGTGTGTCCTGGAATATTTTCATTAAATATTCCTAGTTCGCCAAAATATGCATAGAGTGCTTTTTTCTTTTCCATAATACGTATTTTACTAGAACTCCGTCATTTGGTTCTATGTCAAGTCTATTATTGTAAAAAATATCCCAAGAATCTGCAGCATATTGACCAATTCCATATAGTTCCCTAGGATGTTTCCAATCGCGATCAATCCATTCAGTGCTAAATCGGATTAATGATTTGGCTCGACGATTATAAAAACCAAGTGGACGAAGTAGTTCTGCTAATTCTTGAGGATCTGCCTGCGACATCATTGCCGCCGTTGGATACTTATCGAAGAGTTCAGATCTAATTCCGTCCACTTGTACTCGTCTAGTACAATTTAAGAGAATGCAACAAACTTGAGATTTCCATGGGTCACCATGATAAATCTCTTGAAGTAATTCAAATGGGCTCATTTACACATTTTTAAAGCCGGCAAAATGAGTAATAAAATGCTTTCCATTTATTGTACGTGGATTAACAAATAATTGCCCAAAGTTTGCTCTAAAAATATCAAGGATTTCAGTAAATTTAGCTGAGCGATTTTCCAATAACCAACTATAATGAAAATGGTATTCAACAATAAAAAGTCTGATTTGATCTAGGCTTTCTTGGTTTAGTGCCTTAATCATATCGTATTCTAATCCTTCAATGTCCATCTTGATGGCTGTGATACCCTTTTCTTTAATAATAGTGTTTATATTCTCAGCAGGTACAGTCGTAACCTGACGACCTCTAATGTGATGCACACTGTGCTTTCCAGAGTCTTGAGATAGGTAAAATTCTACTTCAGACGAATCGTCTGCAACAATTGCCTTTTCAATAATTTCACAACGATCTTGAACGCCATTCATTTGAACATTTTGTTCTAGGAACTCCACGTTATTATGGAAAGGTTCATATGAATAGACTTTCTTTACTTTTGGAAATTGAGTTAGTAAACGAGTTGCAAAAATACCAATATGGCCTCCTGCGTCTAACCAAGTATCTTCATGATTTAGATCTTCAAGATTTAATGGACCTCCATTTTGCGCATAGTGCGGTATGAATAGAGGTTTAAAATATTCACCACCCGTAGGTTTAGTTGAAATATTTTGTGATACATTAAATTTGATCTCTTCCTCAGACCTAACCAAAAATTGATAATCGTGATATTTGGTTTTCTTTTCAAAAACCTGAAGGGTTCCATTTTGTCGAGCCTCTTCAATCGAGCATAATACGTCTGCCATTTATAAATGTTTATTTAGACTAATTATACTACAGTTTATAAGCTTTGGTCTACGTTAACGTCTTTTTGTTTAATTAAAAGTTCGTCTGGATTTTCAGGATTAGGGCCAGCAGTTTGATAATTGTCATATCGACTAGGCTCAGCCTTTTCAATCTCATCAGATTTGACTGATTGGACTTTATTATCAGAGCCCATAATCTTATAAGTTTTAGTAATAGGATCAACTCCAATAATTTTGGCAGTATGACCTGATTTTAACATGACCTCTTGGCCAGTTATGTATTTAGAAGAAGTAGCTGAAACTAAAGTAATATCTTCCGACTCACTTAAGCTTTTTTTTTGGATTGATCAACTACAATATACTGACTTTTAAGAGCATTTACGTTTTTCTCGATAGATACTTTAAGTTCAGTTAATTTTTCTTGATATTCAGCAGTAAGGCTAGAGTCAGATAGAGCTTCTTCAATTTGAGAAATAGATGCTTCTAATTTAGCAAGATTTTCTTCAATTGTTTTCTTTTCAATATCAAATGCTTTAATATTAGCGTCTCTCTCTTCTAATTCAATTGAGTACATTTCGCTAATATCGTATTTAAAGTTCTCCATAACATAGCTATGGAAAGTTAAACCTTTCATTTTCTTAACAATTCTGGTTTCTCCAAGTTTTTCAAATACAAAAATATCTTCACCTAAGTTAAGAACAATTGAATCTCTTCCAAGTCTTTCATTAATAATGGTTTTTCCAAACTCAAGATTAACAACTAGATCTAAATTATTAAACAATTTAGAAAGAGCATTACGGGTTTCAATTGTTTCCATTAAGAAAATCTCAGACAATTTAATATTGTTAATATTTTCAATAATTGAGTTATTGATTTTTAAATTTAGAGTACCGTTTTCATTAATACCAAATGATACGGTTAAATTTCTACATTTAGCCACTAGTTCAGTGCTGTGTTCTTTAAAATTTAAAGTTGCAAAAGCTTCACAAGTTTCAAAAAACTCTGGAAATTCTTTAACTTCTTCAGCTGCCATTTGAGATGGATCTGAATCTTCAGATACTTTGATAAATTTGTTATCAACAAAAACGATTGCATCGCTTTCGCTAATTTTATAGAATGGTGCAATAATTGGTTTTACTTGTGAATCACTATTGCCAATTCCTAAATTAAAGCCGCCAGTAGTTTTTGACTCTAACATGCTAATTTTGTTAATCAATTGATTAACTACCGGCAATTGAGAGTGTGAACGCAATTTCATTTTTAATGAATCAGCAGTTTCAATATTTTCAAGTAGAGCCTCTTCTAGTAAAGCACATGCGTCCTTATAAAGAATTGCACCAGTAACTCGCATTTCATAAATTGAGTTTAAGATTTCAAGTTTTACCGAATTAGTATTTACGTATTCAATAAGAGATTCTAAAATAGTTGAAACTGTCTTATCATAAGAGAATTTAGATAACCCATTAAAAAAGAAGGTTAGTGCTCTATATTCTGGCATTGATGCAACTGCTTCTTCTAGTCGAGCAACTGTGTGTTTAACTACAGGATCTGCATAAATTTCGCTTTCCTTTAAAGCTTTAAGTTTTAAAGAAAGACCTGCTTCGCTAGCCATATTTTGAAGACGCTTAGTTGGTTTGTCCGCCATCTTTTTGAATTTAGCAACTACTTCTTTAAGATTTTCGTTTACTAGTTCATTAGCAAATTGCTCTAATGTGTTTAGAGAATTTTCTAAAATTTGATCAGGAGAAACTCCCAAAAGTAATGAGTTATTAATTGATTCTAATACGACCTTTGCGGCGATATTAGAGCTTATGCTCGAATTATTTTTGAGCTCGTTAGTTAGTTCTTGTATGAGACCGTTCATTGAAACGTTTGTCTTTTTTATTATTTATCAGCTTTTGTTGCTAAATTTATTTATCTGGTACTTGTACAGTTATTTATCTTAACTCGGTTTAATTTAATGAAATTTACGAATATCGGTTGATACTTTATATACCAGCTATCAGATTTATATTTTGAACGCGGTCCTCTCGCATTGGGCTATCAGCTGCTATTTTTATACCGGACGCCAATCGTGCTCTTAAATTATCATTTTCAGATATTAAGGTTTGAATGGTTGTATTTAAACCAGCAATTGTTATTGCTGGATCATTAAGTAGTGCATTTTTTGCAGCCTCTGTAGCTTTTAAAATATTTGCATAGTCGCTAGATGGTAACCATTTACCAGTATATAAAAGAGTTTCGGTACCATCTTCTGCAATTAATGATATATACATCATTTGGTCAGTTAGGTCCAAAATCTTTCTAGCTTGATCCTTAGGTATTCTAAATGCAATTTGACCTTGGCTAGGGTTTTCAAATGCTGGGTCAACTAATGACGAATATGAATATTTTGCATCTGACCCGAAATTAAGGACAAACTTTGAATTATTATTTAGATTAGCTGGAGTTTGAGTGCCTGGGTTCAAAACGTTCTCTTCATATACCCCAATCTTTATAAAATTATCAGTTGGGTCTATTGGTATAATTAATTCGCCTTGTCCATAAATTAATTCAGCTGAACCGTCGGTTGCTCTTAATAGTGCATTCTTTTGACTTATTCGGATATTTGCCTGTTTATAAAAAGTTGGAACGGCTACTTGCACAGGTCTATCAATATAGGTAATAGTACCTGGTGCAGCGCCGGCTGCCGCTACTGGTGCTAATTTTTTACCAGTAAATAAGTTAGTAATATCAATACTTTTTTGAACAATTTTGTTGTATACCTTTAATGATTGGGGAGCTTCAGCTAATTGAAGTTTTGCCAAGTGTTTACCGTACTTATTAGGATTAAACAAGCTCATAGAGCCAGTTCGAATAACTTGATCTCCAGTATTTTTATTTAAGAGCCTAAGAGTATAGTCAATTGACATGGATACGGCAAAGCCGGCTTCTTTTAAAATAGGCCTATAACTTAAAGGTACATCAAAATTCTCTTCTTGATATACTAGAAAATTACCAGAAGGTACTACATTACCGCCAATTTGCTCGTATACTTGAAGTTGGTGTACAAAGATCCAATCATTTCCTGAACCTTGAGAATCGAGAGTTGAAATTAATTGATCCGGAAATGCTCCATTCCATGTTGCAAAAAATTCAATATAGTCGCCGTCTGTTGCTTCTTGAATAACTGCGCCTAAACTATCAAATTCGTTAGTTTGAGGAACTGAACCTTCAAAATAAGAAACAACTCGATATAAATTATAAATTTCGCCGTTATCTGCATAATACGGTTCATAACTTACTTCAGCTAGAGATACGGTAATTGGAGAACCTGCAATTAAACCAGTTCCTTCAGTTACAACCGATTCAAATGAATCTATTCCGAATTGAGCGAAGTCAGCATCTAGATAGGCAGAGTTTGGAACTTTAATATCAACATACTTATCATAAATAGTATTTGCTAAAAATAGAGGTCTAGTGTTGAAGGTTAAAAGCTCTTGATATGATTCGGCATTAATTAAAACATTTGCTGTTTGGAGTTGTTTTAAATTATTTAGTTTTACTCTTGCGCCAACTACAATATTTTCAACCTCTGTAAAATTAAATCCAGAAGCAAAATGGAATCGCATAGTGTCCATAACTAGCGCACTTGATAAACTTGGAGATACGCTAGATTCTATAATATTTGGATCGTATGCAGTATATATTGGATTTGATGTTAGGTCAACTTTAACAAATCTAGATTCTCCAATTGGTACAACACTTGAACCTCTAGCATTTTTAGTAGCTGCTGCATCTGCATCTGTATTATAAATCTGATAGAGATCTACATTATTATTCTTAACAAAATAGTAATCAGAATTAACGATATTAGGAGAAGGATCCCCAAGCGGAGTCATCATAAACTCTAATATGCAATAGTCAGATAGGGTTACAAATCTAGAAGTCATTGTTTTTAATTGTTATTTCTTTAGCTTAATTTTCCAGTAAATACTTCCTTGAATTGAGAGTGTTTTACTAGCAGAGTAGCCAACTCCTATGCTGTATATTTTATCACTTTTTGTTTTTAATAATATTGATGGGCCAATAAAATTAACTACATTTATTTTATCAAAACCTCCACTCAAACCAATATATACTTGATTTTTAGGAAGTTCTTTAACTATTACAGTTTCCTTAATTTTGATTTTATTTACTTGGGCCTTCCACATTCTTCCCAATACTGAATTTTGAGAAACGGTATCATTAACTATAATGTAGCCTAATGAATCTGCTAACCGTAATGTATCAATATAAACCTTTTTTGAATAGTAGTCATTAAGCACGGCAATCGTATCAATTGATAGAGGAAGTTTAATGTATACGGGTTTTTCATGGTAAATATCTTTACCCTTTTTATAAACTATTGTATCCTTTGGTATGTATACAGTATCAATTGTATGCTTAAGTAATTCGTATTTTTTACCATCCACTTTAATTATATCTACTGATTTAACCCCAGTACCATCACATGCTCTCATTAATATAATAATGATAATTAATACAATTATCGCTAATGTTTTAAAGTCAAGCTTAAGTAAGTTCCTAATGTTCATTCAAGTTCAGCATAATTTTATAATAATCAGGGGCTTTGCCAGTTTCCTCTACTATTTTATCTATTAGGGCTTTCTCCTTTAGTCGGTTAGAGTCTAGTGCATGTATTAACTCGTTCTTTCTAACCTCTAATAGATTTGCCATTTTCTCTAATTCAGATAAGCCGGCATTTATTTTATCGTATTCAGTTACGATTTCTTTTATTTCAGTTAAATATTCCATTATTGATATTCAAGTTTTACTTTGATTTTGCCAGACATAAGAGCCGCATAAATTCCCTGTATATAAAAATCGCTACTTTGTGGAGATTGAGCTAAGTTCTTGGGTTGAGAAATTTGTTCCGGTTGGTTGGTTTGTCCAGCCATTTGATTAATTACAGTCTTTGAACTTTGATCAATTTTAGTACCTTCATTAGTAACTGAGCTTGATGAACTTGTTTGGGGATTCATCGAGGTAACTGATGAACTTAGGTTATTTACCGCAGCTGGTAAATCTTTTGATAGTTTACCTACACTATTTTCTAATGTTTTATCAGGTTCCAATAATTTCTTTACACTCGCTGATTCAACTAACTTATTTGATTTTACATTAACTGAATTCTTGGTATTAGTTTCAGTAGTTGTAGTTTTATCAGTGATTGTATTTTTTTCAGAAGTGGAAGGTATTCCCAGTAAAGTATTTAGCATTGACTCATTTATCTTGGTCTGCTCATCTTCTTTAGTTGAGGTTGATTGATTATCTACTGTCGATTTAAGGATATTTGAAATCTTAGAATTAATTGATTCCTTTATTTTATTTACCGAAGTTAAAATCTTTGAGTTCTGATTAATTGCAGGTATTTCATCTTTGCTTACTGAGTTGGGTACACCCATCAGAGTCTCAAGCATTTTACTGGTAGAATCAGATACAGAAGTTGAGCTAGCGGTCTTTTCTAAAATAGAGTCCTTTAACACCTTTGTTAAATTTACTATATTATTTGAATTATCAGCCGACTCTGATTTAGCATTAGTAATATTGTTAGTAATTGCAGTATTTGTAATTGACGCAGGTTGCCCAGGTATTTGGATAGCTGGAGCAATTGCTGAGTCTGTAACTTTTCCAGTAGTTGCAGCAATTGAGCTAAGGGGTTGAGGCGAGGTTAATTTAGGCTCATCTACTGGTTTTAGAGAAGGCTGTTCAATTTGAGTTGATTTAATTACTGGTTCAACTTGATAGTCAGTAGCCTTTCTTAATACTTCAGCATTTAACGTAATTTCACTAATTGGTATTCTTAGCTTATCGTTCTTAGAAAGAGCAGCTATTTCCAAAACAAAACCATTACTAACTGCATTGGATGCAGAATCAGTACCAGAATAGTCAATATCTTTGTAGTTTTCCAAAATAATTAATCCTTTTGGTTATTTATTAAAAAAAGAAGGACTTGAGAGAGTTAATCATCAAGTCCAGTCTGAATTTCAAAAGTTTGCTGGTTATTTTCACCAGATTCATTTACTAAAAATTTAACGTAACTTAAATATTCATATAATGGTAATGAATAAAGTTCGTTGATCGATTGGTTCAGCTTCACGGCCAAGAGACGGTTAGTCTCAAATAAGTTCATTAAGTCTACCTGAAATAAGGAAAAGATCTTTGATCGTGAAGCTGTCTGACGAAAAAATTGAACTGGATAATATTGATCCACATTTAGGGCAGACAGTAGTTAGGGCACTTTCTCTTGAACCTTGCATTAGTTCAGCAAACTTAGTAACAAATGTAAATTTGTTAAGGTGCCAGCCAAAGGTTTCAGATTGAATTGATGCATATTCAGGTTGACCAAATTTAGACCAATCCTGTACAAGATAAGGCGCAATTTTAATAAATGACTTATCGATTGTTTTACCCTGGGCTTTAGCTTCAGAAATTCGTTTACGAAGTCTTTCAATTACACCAAGGGTTGGCATATACAAATAAAAAGTCTCATTTAATTTTGGAGAAACTACTTCAAAACAGCGATATTGCGCAGAATACCATTGGTTAATTTCTTCAGGCATTTCAAATAACTGTAACATAGTACTCTTAACTTTAACATCATCTGACCAACCGCCGTCTTCAGAACAGGTTTGAGTACACTCCATTTTTGTGGAAAGTTCATTTTGTCCTTCAGGAAAAGTAATTTCATGGATTATAAAAATAATATAGAGACGATCGACTTCAACAATATCTCTCCAAGTTAACCAAGATTGACCACCTTTAATTTTAAATCTGGTACACTTTTCAATAATAAAATTTAATTTATCATCAATGTCCAATACGTCAGACTCATCAATAGTAGACCATTGTCTGATTTCAGAAACAGTTGCTGCTCTAATTGTTAATTCTGAACCGTCTGCATAGAACATACCCTTCGATGGCAAATTCTCTAATGGAATATTTTTCCAATAATTATCGTTTGCGCCAGAAACAGTTGAAATAGGTTGAAGTGAAATTGCTTGACCTAAACTGTTTATTGAAGAACCTGGTTCAACTGGTTTAGAATTGATTTGTCCATTTGTATTTTTGCCGTACTTTGCATCTTCCTTTTCTAAAAAGGCCAATGCTTCATCCTCCACAATCGGAGTGTTAGTGTCTTCTGCCATTAAATACTTTGTTTATTAAATTATATCAAAAACTCTAGAAAGGTTTTTGCTAGATGTGAATTGGACTCATTCAGTTTAGATAGAGTCTCTGGATAAACCTCAACTAATTTCATTGAATTAGTATCTCTAATGAAAGCCCTAATTGTTTTGTGCTTAGTATCGATTTTAAAACTATCGAATTTTCCAATAATACTATCTGGATTACCTTTGGCATTTTTAAAGGTTGAGTTAACAACTACTCCTCCAATGCGTGAACCTTTTTTAAATAAGTTATTAAGCTTCTTTATTTCTTGGTCAAAATCATCAACTTCAATTTGTTGAGGTAATGATAGATCGGATAGAGGTAATAGATGAACTGATATACCGTTTGTAAAACCGCTACGATTTGACACAAAGCTAAAGTCACCTCTTCCGTAAAAAGGCAGGCCTTTCATTGCTTGTTGTCTTTGACCGAAGGTTAATACTGGTACCATTATCTGCTAAAAGTAGAAGGAATTGCAAGTAGTACTACTGTAACTCCACTATCGACTGTTATTTTTGAAATTACTGAATAGAATGTATCACCGGCATTAAGTCTAATATCTACTCCATCTCCAGTTATTCCCTGGGCCGCAGTTTTTACATTTACCGAAATTGCTGAACTGCCTGGATTATGAATTCCAAAAAATGTATCAGTATAATAGCCTACTCCAGTATCTAAATCAGTAATATTTCTAGAACTTTGATTAACAAAGACTGGCGTATAATCAGTTCCATTATCTGCATCTGTGTGGGTTTTTAAAATTTTAGCAATAGTATTATTCATTTGGTTTTAATATTTTTAGCAAGCACAATTGTTTGGATCGTTATTGCTTTTTACATAGACTATTAAACCTGATACCTTAATACTGAAATTAGGATTAGGATTAGTTATCTCTATCTTATTTATTAGGTTATTTGCGTTAAGTGTCTCAGGGTTACTGAAATGAGAAAAGAATTGAGAAACCGGTAAAGTAATATCGCTGATTGCGCCATTATTAAAAGCTCCTAATAATATGTTACTTGACATGTTTGCTGGAAGAACAGTTTCTCCCATTTTATCAGTCTTTGGATACTCGATATACAATAGACAGCCTCGGCTATAGGTTTTATCGTTTGTTAAAATATAATATTCTGGAGATAAATTGGTACCAGCATGAGGAATACGCTCGGTGTTTAACCCAAATGGATAGTCTAGGTCAACTGAAATAAAATCGCCTGGATGAGCTGGGTCTGGATCCCCTGGAATAACTGAGCTAATTTGATTCCCTAAATCATTATCAAACACTGATAAAGTATCGCCTGCGCAAACTTCAAAGTTAATTACTTGATAACTATCAACTGGATAAAGAAAGTCCTTTAGATTACATAAGCTTGCTTCAGACTGCCCTTTATTGTAGATATTAAAACATTTGTCTAATAACTTTAAGACCTTTTTAGTTGGGTCACCTGCACATAGATTCGCAAAAGAATTATTAAATCTTTTTGCAATTGGATCATCTTGAAAATTAATATAGGCCATTCATAGTAGACTTTTTTAAGGACGATCGTTAAACATTATTTTACCAGAACCTGGATTACTCCCTCTAGCTAATTCTTTGTCTATTTTTCGTTCTCTTTGTATATTATTATCTACCTTAGGTTCTTCCGCAATTTCTTGAACATCAACTGCAGTTTTAGAAACCTCATTTAGGTCAGGTTCATTAATTTCAGCTGGTTTAACATCCGGCATTTCAATACTGATTTTAGAAAGATATGACGGTTCAGCTGGTTGAGTAGTAGTTTCAACCGGCTGTTCAGCTATAATAGCTGGAGTTTCTTTAGCTACTTGAGTAACGGCATCAGTAATTTGAGGATTAACAATCTCACCTACTTTATTATCAGGTTTAATATAGTCAACTAATGATTTAATAAATCCAAGTGCAACAATTGGTAAAATTGCGCCGCTTACAATAGACAGAACTCGTTTTTGATAAATTAGCTCTTCCTCAACTAGTCCAAATAATTCTATCCAACCTTGGAAATTGGTTAAATGAACGTATGCGTAATACATATTTCCCATTGCCTGCATTGCAGTCAATAGTATGAAAAGTCCCCAAACAATACCCTTATTCATTTTATCAAGGGTAATAATTGAGGCAAGTGACGCTGCTGCTCCAACCTCAAATGCAATTGCTAGACTTATTGCTAGCCACTTAGGATTAGACATGCTAAAGAAATCAATAACGTGAATTGTTGAAATTATTGAAACTAGCAAGTATAACGTAACAAACGTACCTATTATAAAATAACTAACTGCCTTCTTGCTCATTATTTAGCAGATTCTAATTTTTTAATTTCTGAATCAATTTCAGATTGACGATTAACATCAAGGATTTTACGATCAGTCGATTGGATCATGCGTTTTTCAGCTTTTAATCCTTCAATTTCGAGGTACTTATTAAGCTCTTTAGTAGTACAAATTGAATCTAGTTGAGAATTTGTAATTTTTTCCTGTTTTTCAATTTTAGAAAGTCTACTGGAATTATTACATTGTTGAACAAACACTATTAGCATAAATGCCAATATAAATTTTTCAAAATGAAGTTTAATAAAATTCATGGTTAAAATATCTTTTTTGGTTATTTATTTACTTGGTAGTTAGTTTATTTGTTATCCACAGTTGCACATCAGCATTATTGTGATAAACCCATAGCCCGGTGCTAATTGCATAATATAAAGCAGCACCAAACACGATAACTCTAAAGAAATCTGATCTTTCTGAGAAAACTTTACACTTTACCCAAACTAAATAGGCATAATAATCAGCAGATTTAATCCGTTTGGTTGAAATATCAACTATTTCAGTAAGATTTAGGTCTGCAAATTTATTTTGAAATTTAGCAACTGAGTCAAATACTCTACTTTTTTCAAGATCAATTAAATCGCCAGTTGCCAATAGGGTTTCTGGCTCCAAGTTAATAACATAATATACACGCTTGAGTAAATCAGCTCTCATTTTAAAGCCTTTAATAAAACCTGACTCTTCCAGCTCAGTTATTTTCTTTCTATAAAAAAGATAATTGCTGATGTCTTTTGCAATTAATTTAGCTGACCTAAATGCATCAACTGGGTTTAAATAGTTAAGTAGTTTCATAATTAAAAATATTCTTCGAGTTTATCGACCATGTGTGGGTTTTTAGTTAACACAGCCTCTTTTAACATTTTACGAGCTTTTCTGATTTTGGTTTTAACCGTATTCAAATTCATTTCGTATTTCTCAGCAATCTCATTACCTCGCATATGATGCAATTCCTTATCAATTAATATTGATTTTTCAATACATTCAGGCAAAGCATTAATTTCAAATCTAGTCATATTATATAAATCATCGAAGTACACTTCTTTTTCAAAAGTATAGGCTGAATCATCTAATATATTTAAAGGTTTTGTTAAATTATCTAGGCTTGTTGCATATTGTTGTTTTAATTTATGCTGATGAAGTAGTGCTTCATTTTTTGCAATTGTGTAAATCCAGGTCGTAAATCGATAGTTATCGCTATAAGACGCAATTCCTTTAAATATTTTAAAAAGGGTGTTGTGTAACACCTCATCAGTTTCATCCGAATCATTAAAAAATTTCCAAATAAAATATTTTAACTTTGGATACATAATTGAGGCTAGTCGGTTCCGATCTTTTTCTGTGTATTTACCTGACTTAATAATTTCAGCCAGGCTTTGCATTTCGTCGTTTAATTGCTTATTCAGTAGATCGTATGCGCTCATTTAATTAGTTTAGTTGGTGTATTTATTGGGGTTTGCAGATTTCCATTTATCATATCTTTCGGTTATCTGAATTAGTATTTTATTTCTCACAATATCTTCGTCTTTAAATGTATGCACACTTAACCCATTGATTCCGCTAAGCAATTCAATAAAATCAGGTAAAGCTACTTTACTCTTTGCTATATCATATTGGCTTACGTCTCCACATATTAATACCTTAGAATCTTTACCCATCCTAGTAATGAATAGCATTAACTGTTTAAAATCAGCATTTTGAGCTTCATCTAAAATCATTAAACAATTATCAAATGTTGCACCTCTCATATAGGCAAGAGGCCTAAATTCAATAATTCCAGTTGCTTCTAACCAACCAACATTATTAGGATCATTTAATAATTTTACCAAATTAGATCGATAACTTTCCATAAATGGATCAATTTTATCCTTTATTTCTCCCGGCAAGAATCCAAGCTTCTCTCCAGACTCCTGAATTGGTTTAGATAAGATAATTTTTTTAATTTTTCCACCTAGGTAAAGTTTGAGTGCAGCTAAGCATGCAGTAAAAGTTTTACTTGTACCTGCTGGTCCATAACACAAAGTGATGTCACTAGACATGATCTTTTGTAAATAATCGGACTGCGAAGGTTTTAAATTAATTTGCCTTAACTCTTTTTCAGTTAATTCAGGTTTAAACGATTGAGCCTTTCTTTTTGATTGTAGTTTTTCAGCCATTAGATTTAGTGATTCTTTTTTTTGTTTTAATATTAATCTTATCCAATAATTTTTGACATTTTGAACAAGATTCGTAATCTTCAATTTGCTTGTAAAATGCAAGTGCTTTAGTCAAGCAGTCCGGCCAATCTTTACGGTCAGCAATAACGTCTAATTCTTCATCGACGATTTTCAGTTTTTTAATATAGATATGGGCCCTCTTTTCAGAAAAGGCTAACTCTATTTGGGCAACTACTATATCAAAAATTTGTTTTTTGTTAGTGCCATAGTCGAATTTTAAAAAATCATCATGTTTCATAGCCTGACTTTGAATTATTTCCGTAGAATGCATCACGCGTTCTTTTTATTTGGTCTATTGTCATTTCATCAAATACATTAACCATTTTGCCAGGTTTTTTAACCTCAGCCGTTGTATTTAATTCTCTTAAGGCTGAGTGATCGTAACCTGAAGAATTTCCAAGATAAGCTTCGCCTAAATATAATGAATATACTTTTGACAAATAATCTTTAGGTAGTCTATCAAGTTCGTCATTTACTAATTCCCAAAAGTTTGGTGATTCAAAGAATGCTGCCGTTTCAACACACGTAATTGCTAAATCGTCATTGCCACTTTGACTTCGGTAATTACCATTGCTGGATCGGCCAAATGCACCAAGCTCATGAACTGTTTTATGTTCATTTGGTAAAATTTTATTTACTGCAGCTAGATATTTAAAGCGCTCACAATATTTAGTCTTATTTGTCTCTGTCATCTTTAACCCAGGTTTCCAATTTATTGAAGTGGTTGTGTGCTTTGAGTGAATTACTTGACCTGGCCAAAAATCCTCGTTTTGTGTTAGCTTATCCATTACCCATTCGCCTTTATGGTTAAGCTCAATTAAAAGTTTAACTTTTTCAGGATTAAAGATATTATACAACAAATGTTCTAAAGTATTACAATATTCGTTAATATCTTTTTTGTTTGACCTAAAAGTTGCAACTTGCACCAGCGTAAAAATATCACCTTCATTTTTAATAAAGTCTTTTACTTGATCTAGCATTTTTAACGGAAGTGCTGCTAACTTAAAGATATTAATTACTGAATAATCTCTACCCAATCCGTCAGCCGTGTCAATTGCAAAAATATAGTTATTACCATCGTTTTTAATATCGTCTGGTGTTAATTTGGCAAGGTTTGGGTGAACGGTAAAGCCGTCTAATAGTACTAAATGCTCTGGGCTTTGAGCCCATTCTGGGGTGATATATGATGTGCGTAAATTAAATATTTTCTTAAGATCCTTTGATGGTAATAGCAACTTATCTGATGAAAAGAATTGTAGCCCATATTCCTGATTAAAGTCTTCTTCTGATCCTAAGTTTGCAATGGTTGCCTGCTTCCATTCATCATCTCTACCTGGAACTTGCCACCAATCTACTCGTAACGGAACGTATGTATTATTACCGTTCATTGCATCCATGTAAATATCATAGAATCGGTTCATACCATTTGGTGTTGAAGTTATTATAATCTTTGAATTGGATGAGGCTGAAATTGTAGGATAAATTGCTCGATAAAAGAAATCAAGATAGGATGGGTTAATATGAGCAAACTCATCAATGTAGAGTACGTGAATTGTAAAACCAATACCTGTATTTTTAGTGGTAGTACGACCAATTAATCGGCAACCATTGTCAAATTTCATTGACATTACATTATTTGAAATACAGCCAGGTTTTAGGAAGAACGGTAGATTTTCAAGTACTGATTTAATTTTATCTAGAACCTCTTTAGTGGTTGATGCAATATTTGCTACAGCCAATACGTTTTTATCAGTATGGAATATTAAGTACCAGGCAATAAATACGCCAGACATTACGGTCTTTCCAATTTGACGACTTGCCATTAAGCAATTAAATCGATTATTCTTAAATGATCGGATAATTTCTTCTTGATAGTCACGTAAGATGATTTGCTCAATACCTTGCTCCTGCATTACTTGAGCATATTTACCGGCAAAGTAAACTGGGTCGGCTTTACATTTTCGGATTTCTTCAAGCTCTTCTGGAGTATATTCAAATACAATATTTGCCTTTTTCCAAACTGGATCATTATCTTTAAATGGGGAATTTTTGATTGTTTTAATATCAATCACGCCATTTTCAAAATCATCAAGTAACTGTTGTACCTTAACGGTTGTCCAAATCGCACTATTTTCCTGGTCAAGGTCGGAAAGCTTCATCTGAGTTCTACTTCCGCTATTTGCTATAAAATCTTTCATATTAATGAATTGACGTCATCCATATAGTCGATATCGCTATCTTCCGTAATAATAACATTGGATACTCCACGTTCTATCATAACTTCAGCCTTTCGACCTGGGTGAGTTAAGTGCCTAGAGTCAGAAGTATCTTCTTCTATTTCAAGGGCGTCAATTTCTTTTATTAAATTTTTAGTTCCAGCCGTGATGTAGTAATCGCTTGAGCTTTGAGGTATTGCTCTTGCTTGAGGTCCGGCTCCGCCTGAATCTTTTTGAGCTATATCTTGATTTACCTTTTTATAAGTATCCTCTAGGAATAGCATGTAATTTGCTTGAGTTTTTACAACAGCTGTTAATTTATCCTGAAGTTGTCCAAATACTTCAAATAATCTAGGATGAGTATTTCCTTGATTAATTTCTTCAGTTATTTTTTCAATTGCCATGCGGATGGTTTTTAACTGAAAGAATATATTTTGAATACTTGAATTATCAAGCATCTGTTTTTGTTTAATGTATTCGTGCTGGTCTAATACACCAAGATCTACATAGAACGATAGAAGAGAGTCAGTAATATTTTTAGCCTGCCTTTCAAAGACTGAGTTCATTTCAATAAAATCTAATGGTGGAGCGGCTGCAATTTCAGCAAGCTGCTCATCAATATTATTGTCTTCCTGATTAGGTCCACCGGAATAGGTGCTTAATAGTGATTCAAGCTCTCCCTTAATTTGAGCCTTTTTTTCCTTTGAGAATACTGGTCCAGCCATACATTAGTTTAGTCGATTTTCATTCTTATCTAGCGCAGGATTTGCGAATATTTTAATTTGTTTAACTGCTTCGATATGCTCGTAAATGTAAGCTTCAATATATGCAATAAACGAATCTAATATCGGGTTTGCTCCAAACATTTGATTTGAAAGGACTCGTTTCATTAAGTTATCTTTATACATATAACCCAGATGAAGACGTCGGTCTTTTCTATTATACACCTTTTGGTACAGAGAGTTTCTTATCATATAATTCCAATATTTTTACGGGCTACCTGTGCTTTAATTGAAATATTTAGTGCGCCTAGTGCAGATTCAGATAAACCTTCTGCATACTTATTACCTTGAGAATCAGTCCAACCTCCACGTACTACTGGAAACTCGTCTAGTCCAATAATAATATCATTAAAATCATCTAGTCCAATCAGTTTATCAGTTGCTGGATTTGCAGTTTTATTAAGTTCGTCAAGCTCACTAATCATATTAATACTAACTGAGTCAACTCCGTTAATTGCTTCAACTACTGCAATTAAATCACTCTTTGGAACACGATCTTGTCTTTTCAATTTAATAAAGTATTTACCTAGAGCGTCGGCAATATCTGACTTAACAATATCTTGAGAAACATCATCAAACGCAATAATACTTAAATTAATTACGTATTTTGTAATTTTTGGATCAAGTATTTTTAGGTCAGTTGAAATCATTTTTGTTCCAGATTTTTCAACGTATTTCATTAACTCATTCTTTTGAAAATCAGTTAACTTAAAATTACTAACCGGTAGATTAAAATAGTCGGTTCCATTTTTAAACATTTGAGTAACATCCGGAACCAAAAAAAGATTAATCATTCGTGAATCCAAAATATTACCATTTGCATCTTGGTCTAAAAATACTTTAATGGTTGAAAACATTTGCATTTTTTGTAATAAGACTTCATAATTATCTAAGTTAACTAGCGCAAAACTTTTTGATGCACGTGGTGCAATTAATCGAGTTAAGGCAGGATCTTCTGGATCTACTCCAAAATTTGGAGCACTTATTGTTACAATTGTAAAATAATCGCTCATTATAATCTCTTCTCCAATTGGAGAAAATCCAGTATCAACAAATGAAAATGATACTTGCGAGTTATTCTCAACTTTAACATTACCTGAAGAGCCGTCAGTATTTAAGTATTCAACAACAATAGTTGAACCGGTTGTTGGAATTTTACCAAATGATCCATTACCAAAATAGATGTCCAATCCATTTGTTATACCAGTTTTTGCAATAAATCCTTTTGCTCCTCTTGGAATATCTAATAGTGATTCGTATTTGGTCCATTTCTCTCCGTTAACATACACGTTAACGATAAAATTATCAATATAAAAATTATTCGGCGCTCCCATTTGATAACTTTCAAATGCAATGCCCTTTGCGGTAAAGGTTTGGGATTCAATTTGACCTTGTCGAACACTAAAAATTGCAGTAGTTTCAGTACCACTTAGCGCAAGTCTTACTTCTTCTTGAGTAAGTTCAATTGCATAGGTAAGTCCATTATTTTCACAACGAACTCTAAATAGGTTATTAAGCACAACTTTAGTGGCAGGTGGGGTAATATTGGGTTTTCTAACAATTCGGATTTGACCGGTTGCACCAATTGCTCTACTTGGGTTATGGCCAGCAAGAGTAGCTAGCGAATAGATTGACGAAACTCGACTTGCTTCATTTATATTTAGTTCAGTAATTGAGTCTTCAATATAATAAAAAATAAGTTGACTTAAGTTTTCTACAACAATTAATAGCTGGCCAAATGGAGAAGCTGCAGTAAATACAGAACGACTCTGTTTAAACTTTGTTTGTAAGAACTGTATAGTTTCGCTAAGAATATCTCTAACTCGTATATTTAAACTAGTAAAGAGCCTTAGACTGGTATTTTGTTTAGTAAGGTTTGCCATTTAAGGAGTAGCTTCTTTTAGGTTATTTATCAGCAGAGTAAAACGTTTATGAAAGAGACCACCTGTATAAATAATTAGGTATAATAACTATTATATGGGGATAACCGGTTTTGACAGAAATTATCGGTTACGCTTGCACGCCGAGGATGATGCTAAGACTCGTTAAAATGTATTACAAACAATAAGTGGCAACACTACTTTCTGGAGCCTAGTTAACCAAGGCGTTAACACTCCTGTTACTGAAGAGCTTTTAGCTGCATAAGTAACCAAGCGGCAACTGCTTGACTAACCAAAGTTGCAAAACCAGCATGGCGTAGCGGCCAAGTCGAACCGTTACCGACTTTAGCTTTAAGTCGTTAAAGAATAAGATATTTCGTCCAATTAGAAAAATGGACTAAGCGTGTAAATGAAAGTTTAATTAGAGGTTTTTTGGACGGCGGTTCGATTCCGCCTATCTCCACACCACAAAAGGTATCCAGCATTGGGTACCTTTTTTATTTTCTAAGAGTTGAGTCTGGGCATAAATAAATAAACCAGATGAAAACATTAAACACCGACGATATTTTTCTAAGAAATTTAACAATTGCCTTGCTCGATTTGTTAAACGGAGAAATGGAGATTACTATTGCACGAAATGATCATAATGAAACTTTTAAGGTTCCGTTTCTTTATAATTATGGAACAGATGAAGGCTTCTTAAAGGATTTTTATATTGGACTGCCTGATAATTGTCGCATTCCAGCAGCAGAAGGAACCTATGATATTATTCCAAGAGGAATTGTAACTCTTTCAAGCTTCCAAGTTAAACCGTCTGATATTACAAATAGGTTTGTTAGGGGTAGTTTTACTGAACCTGAACGAGGAGAAAACGATCAAAATATCCTAACTGGATATTCAGCTCAGCTATTTTCTTTTCCAATGTCAATTAAATTTGATGTTAAAATTATTTGCGATAACTTAAATAAAGCATTTAAGATTGCTGAAAATATGTTACATATTTTTTATGCAAACCGTGTAATGTATTTTCAATATCACGGAGTAAGAATTCCTGCGCAATTTCATTTTCCAGATAATCCAACAACCGATAAGACTTATAAGTTTACAATGCTTGATAATAATAAACTAAACGTTACTCTATCAGTTGACGTTGAAACATACTTACCGAGTTTTGAGCATACCTCTAAACGTAAAAGTTCAAATGTTATTGAAAGATTTGAAGTTAATCGTAAAGGTCCAAGTGGTGATAAATTAACTAAAACTGAATGGGTTGATCAAAACAGTCCAAATACTTAATAAAATAATAAAATAAACAAATGTCAACCTCAAAATCATTTGCATACAATACAGGTTCTCCAATTGCTGGAACAGATCAAGTTGGAGATCTAGCAATTAGCGTAGACGACCAAGATTATACAACTTCACCAGGTGGAGTTCAATGGTGGCAAGGTCCAGATCAGGACTTGGGTTACGTTATTGCCTATTCGCAGCCTAATGATTTACATCCAACACCAGTAGCTGACTATCTCTATTTAGACCCAACTCGTTTAGGTAATAGCGCAGGTTTAAGTAACAGTAATCAAACCGTCCAACAACTATTTGGATACGTACAATCAACATTAGGAACTAAATTAATTGGGGCTAATGACCAAGTAATGTTTAGCGTTCTAGTTAGTTTATTAGCGCCTGCAACTCTCCCAGATAGTCACTATATTGGTATTGGTACTGCAAATATGAATTATAATGGTGTTACCCCAACCCCTTACGGTGCATTCCCAGGTAATGATGATCAAAGTATAGGTTATCGTAGTGATGGAACCATTTGGTACAATGGAAACATCGTTAATGGAGTATCATTATCCGCTTGGACAACTGGAGATATAATTGATATTGTTATTAATAATAACGTAAATGGGATGTGGGTGAGAGTTAATGGTGGTTATTGGAATAATGACATTAGCTCTGATCCAGAAACTAATGCTAATGGTATTGAAATTATTAACAGTCCGTTTTATCCAGTATTATGTCCAGGCTACGAAGGCACAATGACAGTACAAAATAGTGCAGCATATGGAACGCCTAGAAATTGTAAACTATTAGGTGATGAAACTGCTGCAGTTGGATTTAAGAGATCAACCTCACTAACTGAAGCCAGTTTTATTGAAGTTGCAAATAGCGTAAGCGGCCAAGTTTTTATAAGCGGTAATGCTGCAAGTACGTGGTTAACTGATAATGGTTATTGGAATAATTGGTCAAGTTTCGGTAGTTCAGGATTTCAATGGATGACAATTAATTCGGTTACATCAACCTCTGCGACAGGCATAGGCCAAAATAATATTACAATTGCAGTTAGTCAAAGCGGTGGTGGTATGGGAATAACGAATGGTATGTTTGCAGCAACAACTTTTCCTGAACAATATGGTGTACCGCTTAGTGGTAATCAAATTTTAAATCAATTTGCTGGAACTTTTACTGCAGTGTTTAGTCAACCTGTTCTAAACCCATTGGTTGCATTTGCAAGTGTAGGTCAACCTGGTGTACAGGTACCGGTTCAAGTATCAGCGCCATTTACTCCAATTTTTTCACAGGGTATAACCTTTCAAAATGCAGTTAATGGAACTCAATACACTCAATTTATTGGAGAAGAGGGATATACAATTATTCGAATAGACGGTACTGTAAGCATTGTAAGTTTTGTCTATACTGCGTCAGAATACTATTGTAATGTTTGTTTTGGATTTGTTGATCAAAATGCATAACCTTGCATAATTAATCAAAGTCTAATTCCAAGTCAAAATTATAATATTGGAAAGTGGCAGTGAATGTTGTAAACTGCGGAGTTATTGATGAATATGATAGATTCATTTCACTTAATGACTTTAGCATTGGTCTATTAAAAACAATAGATGAAACTGCATAGCCTTCATTATTTAAGAGAGTTAATCTGATTGGATGAAAAAACGGATGATTTGCATTTGCAATTGGATTTACGGATAATGCTTGGCCTAATGAATTATTGCCAAGATTGTCTGGATTAACATTTGCCGGTTCTAAATAATTTAAGGCATTATCTAAAAATATAAAATAGTTTAGATATGCATCAGTTAACTTAAAGGTTAATTTAAGTTCTCTCGTAAATTGATCAGCTATTGGTTTTGCACTCTGCAATTCTTGAATCTTGCCAAGTGTTCGGGTCTGAGTTGGCAAAGTTGAAGAAAATCCTGGAAAATTCACAGTTTGTATAGTTGATGCCATAAAATCAGATAATGACTTATATGGCAATAATAGACTTCTATAATATTTGTTGTACTTTTGTTGCACAACACCATTAAAGAAGTCCATTGGTAGGTTTATTAAAAATGAATTTTGTCTAGCGTTTAATATCATATAGAATTATCTATATTAGAATTGTCTTTAACTTTTCAATTACCTGATCAGCAGTGATTAATTTTGAACATTCAAATTGACGAGGTGTACCTTTTTGATCTGGGCACCAATTCCAATCACCAGCATTAAGCCTTAATCGGTTTGCGCAACCTGAACAAGCTCCAGTAGGTGCAGCTAATTTAATAATACCGCCATCTGGTTCATTATAGGGTTCAGTAAAACCGGAAATTTGAATACTTGGAGTATTTGTTGCCCAAGCTAACCAAGTCAATCCACTGCTGATTCCAATAAAAGCAGCGCATTCAGTTAATTCAGTAATTACTCGGTCAATTGTACCTGCTTCAAATTTAGAGGCTCCAACCGGATTACGATTTCCCATATAACCATCTTCTTCTCTAGATAAAATTACAGGTTCATAACAATTTGCAATTAACCAATCTGTAACTTCTTGCCAGCCGGTTGGATTATTCCAGTATTTGGCTTGAGCAGTACTATGAATTCCGAGGCCTACTTTTTTCTTAACTACTGGACCAGTTGGGTGATTTATTAGAGGTTTAATCTCTTTATAGTCTAATCCTAAAATATCGGTTGCAGTTCTTTGCAATGGACCTAATTTAAAATCTCTAGGATTTTTTTCACGGTCAATATTATCTCCATTATGGAACCAACCAAGTCGGTACATTGCATGTAAATTAGTTACCATTTGGCCAGGTTCAATGAATTCAATATTCGGATAAGTATCTTTAAATAGTTGATTCCAAAAAGTTGAACAGATCATAATACAATCGTGCTTCTTTCTAAATTCTTCAACATATGGAAACCATGCTAAGGTATCACCTAGTGCTTTTGACTCTAATGGAATATAGACACGTTTACCTTTTAGGTCAGTATTAAATATTATTACAGGATTTCCACTTTGGTCCTTAACTTTAATTTTCCAATCTTTAAAATATTTGATTGAGCTTTTTGCCCAAGTTCCGCCGCTTAATTTTGTTGAATAAACTAATTTGTCAGTTTCATTATCAATAAACTCTACCTGATATTTCATTGGGCTTGTAGTTTTCAATTCAACAAATGGACCGTCTACTAAATTATGATTTACCGTAGGCAGTGGCTGAACTCCATCAATTGTTACATGATTCATTTTTGCAAAAGTTTGGAAATCCTCGCTTAAGAATTGAGTGAACGCACATTTACCTAAATAATTAACAGTTACTGTATAGCCTTTACGATATTCGCCTAATTTAATAAGTAGAAAGTCTCCCTTTTTAAGAGTCGTAAATTGTACAGTTCCATTGTATTTAATTTCAAGTAGGTAATCTTTGGTTGCAGGTTCATCATGAAATCCTGAAACAAGTTGCACATATAAATTATTAAAATCGTCTGCTGCTGTATAAATTTGAAATTTAGCGTCATCTCTTAGGATACCGTCTCTATTCCAAACGGCTTGAGTATTTAATTCATTTGAATTTGCAATATAATTAGTTAACCAAATGTCCTTTGCGTGTTTTTCTAAATAGTGCAGGAATACTCTTTCTAACTGCCAACCGTTTGGGCGACCCATGAAATATTCCTTTTTTGTCTTTACTTCATTTATAATATTTAGAGCAACCTCAGTTTTAATTGAGAAAATAAAGGTTGCCATAAATTTAGCTAGGTGAGTATCCTTTGCTGAACCTGAGTGGTATTCATAAATTACTGCATCATGCTGGTGAGCTCTTTCCAAAAAAGCTTGGCGATATTGAAAAGTATCAAGCAGATTATCGTATTCCATAAAGTGAATCATCTTCTTTCCTAGATACTTACAGAAATTAAATGCATGAGTCATTGATCTCCAAATTGCATAATCATGATGATATTCCATTTGATTATCTACTCTAGTTTTTCCAAATGTGCACCATCTTCCGCTACCAACTGCATATTCTCCAAATTCAGAATTTAATAGCAATGGATTTTCTTTATCGTATATGTAATAGTCAACTAATTTCTGAATTTCAGGTTTGATTGCATAATGTGAAACTAATAAAATCGGAATTCCTGAAAATTCTCTAAGCTTTTTAATACATTCAATTAAGTCTGATTCTTTTTCTGGAGTATTTGGCCAAGTGTCAACAACAAAAATATCATCCGGATATTCATTCGGTCTGATTATTGAAGGTCTGTTATCCGCTGAATATTTTATATCATTTGCAATTCCACCTTTAACCCCAAAGAAGTAAATATCTGAATGTATATTTTGCATGTCTGGATTTTGCCATTCATGATTATAGCTACCATATGAACCGTATTCAAATATTCCATCTGGAAAAGCGGTTTCAAATCCATTAATTTTTAAAAAATCGTCAGCTTCAAGATTTTTATAATAATCAGCCCATTCGCTTGATTGTTGGATTAATAGAGGAGCATCCATTTCTCCACGTCTTCTAGTTCCATGTTCAGGACGTTGACCTGATGCACAAGTAAAAATAAACATTCCACCTGGCTTTAACATACGAATTATATTTTGAATAGTAGTTTCATAATATAGATCATGTTCAAATACTTCAGTTGAAATAATTACATCAAAATAGTCAGATGGCGCATCATATAGATTGCCTGGGGCTATTACATCAACATTAGCACCATCGCCAACATCTAATCCAATATAGTTACAATTATCAAATAGAAAACGGTTATTTCCATTAATGTCAAGCGATCCAATATCTAATACTTTTTTATTTTGGAAGTATTTTGGAAAATTTAATTTGATCTTTTTACAAAAATCTTGCTGTTCTTTATGTGCCATTTATTATAATTTATTTTTTAAAAACTCGTATACACTAATTAAGTTTAAGTAGAGGCCACGTTCATTGTTAAATTTATTGTACTCATAGTATGGATTGTCAAAATCGCAACATTCTTGAAAACCGTGTTTAATAATACCAACGCCCCAATCTGTATCAATTGTAAAAATTTCAAGATCTGGTCTGGTTGCTCGATACTTATATATTGCTTTCCAAACGGTTCCATTCCAATTACCTTCAGCTGGAGTAGAGTGATCGTAAAAATCTTCCCGAGCATGATGAATTGTTGGTGGATTACAGTCGTGTAAAACAATATAGCCATTTGGACTAAGATGAGCTAGCGAATTTTCAATATCTCGTTCAACTTGGTCAGATTCATGCAGGCCATCAATAAAAATAATATCCCATTTATAATTAGGGTCTAAATTTAATTCAGAATCTCTTAATGACCTAAAGAATTGGTCAGATGTCTGTTTATAGTCGATTTGAGCATCAACTTCAAAACATGGATCAACTGAATGTTTTGTATTAATATTAATTAAGTTAAAGCAGTCATTAGGTTCTCTAACTCCAATTTCTAAATATTTGGTAAACCCATTTTTTAGAATTAATTCATTTATTATATCGTATCTTTGCATAGTTAATTTATATTTTTCCAGTAACCGTATGAAATATTTGTGGCTTTTTTCGTTTTTCAATTACTATCATACTATCGTAGTAATGAATCCCGTGGATATTATCTCCCGAATAGGTTTTAGGTATAGCTGATGAATATGATGCATGTAAATAGTCTATGAAATTTTTAGAATATTCAATGAAGGTATTTCCTTTATAACTTCCACCATATTCTCCAGGCCAATATGAGGTATGCACATCTTCGCATAAATAGACACCATTGTCATTTAAAAATGGAAACATTTCTTCGTAAGTAATTACTTGTTGATTCATAGTATGACCTCCATCATCTATTATAATATCAAATTTTGGACAAGTATCCTTTATGGTTTTCCAAAAATTACGGTCTTCTTGAGATCCAATAATTATGTTAATTTGATCATCTTCATACTCTTTACATTTTTCAAGAATATCAATTCCATAAATCTTGCAGTTTTTACCAAAATAGTCTTTCCACATTTGTAAAGAGCCGCCATTATCAATTCCAATCTCAAGGATATTTACTGAAGTATCTCTAAATTTACTAAAGTGAGCCTCATAGATTTCTAAATAGTGAAACCATTTATGAATTTTTCGTTTTTCATTGTTTATAAAGTAACTCTCTAAATAGTTTTTTGGACTAATTGAGTTAAGTATTTCAGGGTCTCGCTTAAAGTTCGTTATCATACCGTTTAGTTATTTCCAAAAATAAATTAATTGTAGTGCATTGTTTGGGCCGCAAAATAATAGGTAGGAATTAAAACCTAATCGGTTAAATCTGCCAATGAATTCATTGCGTAGCTCATCATTAAAATTAAGGTGCTCATGATGATATTCAACTGCAACATTTCGGATCTTAGATAAGTTAGCATCACTGATACCCTTTAGTGCAATAATTTCAGAACCTTCAATATCAACCTTTAAGAAGTCAATTCGGTCAATTAGCCCGTTATCTAAAATGTAGTCTAATGTGTATAGATTAACATCGTATTGAGTAAGAGTTGGATCTTTTTGATGCCATAGGTTAGAGCCGCCTAAGTGAGAACTTTCAGTTAAGGTTAGGGTTCCTAATTGATCTCCAATTGCTGCATTAAATAGGACTGCATTTGCTGGAGCATTTTGTTTTAGGATCTCAAAATATCTACGGTCAGGTTCAAAGGTTACAATTTTACTTGCTCCCATATGATATGCATAACGAGTAAAAATTCCAATATTTCCACCAAGATCAACAACAACATCGCCAGGTTGAATTTTAACAACTGGATTTTCTGAGCGGTGTGGATGTTCGTAATCAGTTAGGTTATAAATTTCATGATAAATTGCATAATCCCATCCGTATTTATAGGCAATATCCATTGTACCACCTTCTACTTTTTTGATTGAACCTAAATTTTTAATTTCGTCCTTAGCAACAAAGAAATATTCAGTATCATGGAAATTTTGGTCTCTTTGAGCTTTAATATGGTCAATCATAATTTGAGCAAAGCCTAGATTTTTATTGCCATGAAAGTACAGAATTTGATCTTTATTCTTTGGGATAAACTGCCAACCGTATACTTTTCCAAAATTCTTAGGGCCTTGATCTCTCCAAAAAGAAATAAAGTGTTCCATTGCTTTGCCAGTTGTTCCAAGTAAATCACCGTCCCATTCAGAAACATCAAAATTTGAAATTGGTAAGAACTTATTATAGCTGTATTTGCACCTTAGATAATTATCAATACCTTCATCATTCCATTGCAGTAAACTTGGATAGTCAGCAAGATCAGTTTCTTTATATACATTTAAGATTTCATTAAACCACCATTCGCAATTTCGATTGTATAAGTACATGCAAATATGGGCTTTAGTCGCAAGACGATTAACACCTTTGGCTTTGCATAAATTTTCATTAAATAGCTGCTGGCCTCTTGATCCGTCCGGTTTTGTATAATATCCAATAAAATCTTCTTGTACATGAATATCCGCTAATGGATAATTCTCAATATTTGCAAAATGATCTGCTAATTTATCAATTGTATGGTTTGCAATAATATCACCGTCTAGCCAGACAAAATTTTCAAAACTTTCGTTAAATGCTGCAAGACACGCATATTGCTTCCAATACCATTTATCATAGTTTGAATAGTAAGGAATTGTTAATTTTCGGGCAATTACATTTGGCAAATAGTCAAATGGAACATCACAATCAATTCCATAAACAATAAGTTTACGATTTGAGAATTCCAATAGAGATTCAGCTAATTTCTGAATGATCGGCATATAGGCCAGGTTACCGCAGGTCACCCATGCAAAGTCAGTTGAGTATTCATTTATCTCAGGTTGAATGAGGTCCTGGATGTGATCTTGTGCGATTTTTGCTGCATTTTCCCAAGTGAATTGGGTTCTGATTTGTTTTGATTCCATTAGCGCGGATTTTTTATAAATTTCATAATTATCATAAACTTCTCTAAGCCTAAGTTTAAGGTCTTCGAAGTTTGGCTCAACAAAATTACCTGGAGCATTTGGATTCCAGGATTCGTCATTTGCAACACCTGCTGGAACTTCTCCATGAGTTGCTACCGGTAAACCTTTACCTGCGGCAAATTCAAGTTGAGCTCCCCAATCAGAATAGATTGATGGGGTGCCGCATGCCATTGCCTCAATTAATGGAAGATTCCAACCTTCACTACGAGCACAAGAAACAAATACATCAGCAGTTTGTAATAGGTTGACGTATTCTGCTTTGCTTAAATGATTAAGTATCTTAATACCTTTATGTACTAAGCTAAATTTGACAAGACGCTCTTGAGTATTTAGACAGCCATCATTTGCAAATGGATTTTCAACATTTAAGATAAGTTCAACATTTTCATCTTCGGAAAAGGTATCAATGAATGCTTTTATAATCTCTTTAGTAGATTTGCGGTATTCCCAACGCCCAACTACCACAAATTTGAATGGGCGACCTTCCGGAAATGAGGTCTCTTGCGAAATGGGTTTAAACATTTGGGTATCAACTCCCTCAGGCACAACCTTTACTTTATCGGCTCTGATACCTTGAGCAACGGTGCACTCTTTTTGCCAGCTGCTTGGAACCCAAACCTGATCAAATGTTTTTAGTTTATTAAAAAAATCTTCCGGATATTTAGTAGTTTCCCAAACATTATAGGCAATTTTTGGGCCATCATACTTATCACCAAAATATTTATGATTAACATCGTTTAGGACGATATGGATATCAGTTTCTCCAGGATTTTGATAATTTCGGTATAGCGGAAACTCCTGTGAACCGTTTGGGGTCTGTAGAGTTTGCTGAGTTAGGATTGTTTTTAATTCAGTATCAATATAGTACTCATCATTATGAGGTTCATCATTATTATAACCTTGCCAGGTTGAACCTACTGTCCAATTTCTGGCATCAACTCTTAAGTCTTCTAGAGAATTTAGGGCTTTAAAGAAATTTCTAGAATGACAGTTGTATCCAGTTTCCCCAATAATTGAGGTGTGCGCTTTAATTTTAATCGACATGCCGTTTGCTAAACTTTTTATTTTATACTAAAGTTTAGCAATAAGGTTATGTAATCTTAAAAAAATTATGCAGCAGTTAAGCCAAGTGCAGTTAAGACTTTAGTCACAATGACTGAGTCATTTGTACCCCAATCAGATATATCAGTTAATCTAACTGAGCCATTGCAAATGACGGCATTACCGCTATCCATTAATTGATAAATCACAGAAACTGAGGTTGAACCCAATTCATAGGTTAAGGGTATAAATTTAATACTGGTTGCAGTTTTACCAAGTACTGAATAGTTTTGAATATTTGTAGTCATGATTTTATTTATTTTTGTTTTAAGCAATATCGAGTGTAATATAATATCTTTGAAAAAATGGCAATCCACACGTAAAATCAGTTGGTGTACCTGGCATTAGCATTACTCCTCCTCCTAATGATGCAATCGTGTAACCAGTATCAAGGTCTGTTATATCTACCCGATTTGCAAAGACTGGACCAGGTCCAAGATTCATTAGTGTAATTGTATGTATGAAGTTTGCGTTTGGACTGGTATGCTGATAATTATACATAGCGACTCCGCCGGTTAGGGTTTGGCCAGGGCCATTACCGAATACAGTACTCTGATATAGCGACGGACCTTGGATTCCATCGTCTAAAAATAATGACACCGATAAGTTAAAAGGCGAATTAATTGTGACTTCTCCGTCATAATAGTGCTCATCAGTCCAGTGTGAATAATTATAAAATTGATTAAATCCAATTGGGCCTGTGTAATTTGCTTGAGTCCAATAACTTAAGCCTTGTGGATCATTTCGGTTGATGTAATAATATCCAGTATATGTACCGCCACTTATCCTCCAATTAAAATCAGGAAGAGCCACTTGATTTGGGTAAACCTCAATCCCAGAACTGGGATTAACTCCACTTACTTGAGTGAACATTGCCATAATTGATCTTAGGTCGGAGGCCGGATCACTGATACTTATTTGTCCACTCGATGCTCCTACTATTGTGCTTGGCATTGATTATAATAATTTTTTAATTTGATCCTTTAAGTCATCGATTTGGCGTTGCTGTTGCTTGATTGCCTCAATTAAGACTGATACTAGTGCTGGATAGGCAACTGCCTTGGTACCATTCGCATTTTCAAATACAACTTCTGGGAATACTGTTTCCATTTCCTGTGCAATAACACCCGCATGAACCCGTGTAGTATCTTCTTGATCATTTCTGGTGAATGTAACGCCTCTCATTGATGTTACCTTATCTAGAGCACCAGTGATGGTCTTCACATTATCTTTAACTGATCGATCTGAATATGCAATAATATTAGCAGTTGCATAAATATCACCGGCTACTTCAAATTTATAAGTCGGTGAGGCTCCATTACCAAGTGATAGTCTGCCGTTTGTGGCATCATAGTGCGTATTTGTTGCAGCTAAGGTAGTTGATCCAGAATAGTAAGCTAATCTTCCAGTAGTACCTGAGGTAATAGTTCCAGTAGTACCGCCTGATGTACCGGAAGAACCGTTAGCTCCGCTTGTTCCACTTGAACCAGTTGCACCGCTTGTTCCTGAGGTTCCACTTGATCCATTAGCTCCAGTTGCACCGCTTGTTCCTGAGGTTCCACTTGATCCATTAGCTCCAGTTGCACCGCTTGTTCCT